CTTCTCACTCTGAACAACGTGTAAAGCATCCAGATGAACGTAGCGTGTTTTACCGAATGCTCAACGGCAAAGATGTAAGAGGTGAAGGTGAGAAAGTAACCCATCTTTTACCAGAGACACAACAATCAAAGCAAGATGATACCTCATTCAGTTTTGATGCAGATGATGAAGAGACTGTCCTCCCTATCCAGAAGAATGATGGGATTTTTCGTTTCTCTGAACTATTAGCAAGTGGCTTTAGACCGACAATCAACAAGATATTCGTTGGTCGGACAATGGATGGCAAGGACATTTTTGTTACGGCTAGCGATTTATGCCATGTTGCTTTAGCAGGCAAAACCGGAGGTGGTAAAGGTTCACTAGAACGCTTAATCATGGTGCAACTGTGCTATATAGGCGCTCGTACCCTGTTACTTAATCCACATTACATGAGGTGGGTTGTTGCTGACAATGGCCCTCAATTTGATGAGGATTGGACGCCATTTGAAGGGCTAAATCCTCGTAAGAATAATAAGCCCTACCTAGAAGCGTCTCCTCTCGATTGCGCGGATTTTGAGCCAATTGGAAAGTATCTTGCGTGGTCTGTGGGAACTGAATTACAGAAACGTAAAAGAGAGGGCCGTGAAGGTGGCAAAAAGTTTAAACCCTTTTTCATTGTGATAGACGAATGGCCTTCAATTGTCGCTAAAATCAAAGAAGCACCAGGGCATTTAGGGGAACTCTTGAGGGAGGGACGTAAATTTGGCATTTTTGTTATTCTCACCTCTCAGGATTTTCAAGTAAAAACCTTGGGAATGGAGGGTGGCAGCATACGCAACTGTTTCTTAACAGTGTTCTATACGGGTGGAGATAAGACAACGGCAAAGGAACTTCTGCACTATGAGAAGGTGGCAGATATACCAGAAAATAGTCTTGGGAAAGGTGTCATTCTTATACGTTGTAAAGGCACCAATAATGAGCCTATACTTGCGCGTGTTCCTTTTGTTGACAATGAAGCAGTCTATACACTCTTAGGCCCGTCAACCTTTAAGAAAGCTGCTACAACCTCAGAAAAACAATATAGAGAGGTTGAGACAGCAGAGCCTCAAATTGATTGGAATGCAGAAGAGGATAATGAACCACATACGCAGGCACCTAAACGAGAGGTAACTCTTACCTTAGAACAGTTGTTGGCTATCCAGGGACAGCTACCAGTAAGAAACACTGACGATCTGCCCGTGGAAGACACAAGGGTGTTACGATCTCCTTACTACGAGCAGACAACACAGTATTATCAATCACAGTATCGGACAGAGCCAGATTTAGATGAGCGACGTGTTGATCAGATACCGACGATGGTACAGCGTAATGAACAGGCAATGGTATCACAGCAACCCGTACAAAAGTTGTCACCAGCAAAGACAACGCTAGAACAAAGAGCTGCATTGAAAGTCGGTGAAGGTTATCGGTATTGGAGTGCTGGACATAATAGCGTTCGCAAACTTCAAAAAGCGTCTGGGTGGTCAGATGGATTTACAAGAGCAGTCATAAAAGCAATGGTCAATCAGGGACTTATTGAAAGGCAATGGTAGTGTGGTGGTTACTGTGTTGTGGTGTGTGGGTGGATCAAGGCAACTGCAATTTTTTGTAGTTTGAGCTTGAAAATGGCTTGAGAACAGCCCAAACACACCCACACACCACAAAAAGACACACCACACTACCACACTAGCAACACAGTGAATCACACAGGAGGTTAGTTATGTGGCAAGGCATAATCGAGATCATAGAAGCGTCGTACCCCGTCCTGGGATTGTTACTTGTTGGATTAGTTGTATCGCCTCTATCCTGGCTATCACAGGTGGGCAGGCGTGAGAAGAAAAGGAGGTCGTAGGATGATTATTACACAGCAGCAAGGACAAGAAGAGAGTGCAGCCATGCAGTTCTGGCGTAAACTGATGGAGCAGCATCCAAATATTCATGGAATACTTGTTATTATTGGCTCAGTCATGGGCTTTTTCTTTAATGGTCACTTTCTGGTAAAGACAACTCAATGGGCGGTTCGCGTAAGTGGTTATGTGGCTGAGAGTGCCCTGCTCGTTGCTGTTTTGTGGATGAGTGCTACTAGTGTAGCGCCGGGACTGGTGGAACTTTTTATGTCAGAGCAGGCTATGCAGTATTTTGTGTGGCTGTCTCTCGTTATCCTGGCGCTTATTCCAGAACTGATTCTTGCTAATGCGGTAGTTAGTGTTATCTGGCACTGGTATCGAGTGAGATTACAACCAAAAAACATTGTGGGTTGGGCATGGGCCCTTCTTTTCAGTGTGCCTACATGTTTTTTCTTTTATCTTACCTGGGTAACGATTGCTAATCTTGCTAACCATCATGGGAATTTTGTTCAGGCGACTACTGACATTGTGAACCTCCGATGTCTTGCGGGTTGGATCTACGGATTGCTTTCATTGGTCTATGCTGGCGTGGGTAAAAAATTGCAAAATCTCACACCAATTTTTTCTGTCAATTCTGTTGCTTCTGCAGAGGTAGATTACAACGTTCTTGCTGAAAAAGTTGGCGAATTGTTAGCACCTAAGATAGCTCAAATCCAGGCAAATTTTGCGGCTAAAATTCCAGTGGTAGATTATCAAAAAATTACGTCTGATGTCCTTGCTAATTTGCCTCAAATTGCGCCAGTAAGTGAAGAAGAAATCGTTCAAAAAATAGCAAATTCTTTGCAAGAAAATCAAGTTGTTTTGAACGCAGAAATAGATCAAAAATTGTCAAAAGTTCAGGAAGATTTTACTGCTAAAATTGGCGAGATTTCCGCAAAAAATCAGACAGTGCAATCTTCAATTTCCGAGCAAAAAACAAGTGAAAATTTGCTCTGGACACCTTCAAAAAATGTCTCAAAAACTGAGGGAATTTTTGATCAATTTGGGCAAGTTTTACAAGGAAAAACAAGTAAAAAAAATACCGATCCTGAGCTAAAAATTGTTCAAAAATCTCCTACAACACAACCGTTAAATTTATCGGAAAATGCAACAAAAAATTTGATAGGTTTGACTTATCAGGATGCAACAAGATTGCCAATTTGCCAGAAGAAAAACATCAAAGTTTCGGACATAAAAGTCGCTATAAAATCAGGCGATTTGAAAGCAAAAAGTGATGGATCAGTGGCAAAGTCAGCCATTGAAAATTGGGCAAGAAATTTTAGAGAAAAAGTTTCGTAGAAAAGGAGGTAATACATGGCAACAGACGGCTACTATATTAGCACCATTCTTGACATAGCAACAACAGTTAGTGAATGGGTGTCAGACGTTATCAATGATCTGACAAAGACAAAGGAACAGGAAACCGAAGAAGGACAACCGAAAGAGGAAAGAGATTGGAGGGAATAGCATGAGACTCGTTTATGATTTTCCGTGGTCAATGCCTGTTGATTGGCCCGACAATTACAAGCAACTTACTCAGGTTGTCGAGGATGGAGACGAGGAAACGCTTTACATCGATTATCAAGATAAGCATTTTTCACGCCCGATGACACAGTTAGAAGTGGAGGCAGCAACGACAAGGACTTTTAGACAACACATGGAAGTGAGCAGAGAATACGTTACTTTTGACGTATCGCATACAAAGCAAACATGCTAAATTTAAGGAGGCAGGTTATCATACAACCTACCTCCTTTTTACATGGCAACAAAACTTTTATCCACAACTAGTATACACAACAGGAGAGATGCAATGGAGCAGGAAACGGAAGAAATTACGAGAGTAGCAACACGAGAAGAGGTTAATGAACGTTTAGAGATGTTGACGAAGGTACATGTCTTTGATGATCAGGCTAATTATGACTACAGGTGTATTGCCGCAAACAAAGATTCAACCCGTGACGAGATAACTGCAGCTCTTTATCACAGACAGGAAACAGAAGCTCAATATGTAAGACTAAGTAAATGGCTCTGGGCAAATACGCCAAACGGTATTCGTTACGATCACGATGCAAAGAAGTATGTCCTTCGCTGATTTGGAGTCCTGGTTATACTCTAGTAAGATGTGCAGGTTTTTTACGGTTATTCTATGACGCGAAAAAGATTTCACCTGCACATCCACCCCAGACAATCTAATTTTCCACCACAGGGACAATATGTTATACTCTCATTAAGAGTCGATGCCCTAACTAAATCACGAAGACTAAACGAAAACAATTGTCCACAAAACAAAGAACCCCATTTTACATCGACTCTTTTCCTTTTCATCAATCACTTTCACTTTGAATTTCCATAACATGAAACCTGTGCTATACTTGTGTATGAGATGCCGTTGTGGGAGTATGGCAGGTGTGATGGTAGATGTATTACGGTATCTGATGATGTGATCTTACAGAGCACGCTTGCTATACTGTCGGCGTGCTCTTTTTGTTTGTGGTGATGATAGGTGGTCGTGGTGGTTCAACAACTGGAAAAGTTTGAGCAATTTCATAGAGAGCATCCAGACGTGTATAGGCAGTTTGCTACACTCTGCTATGAGTTGTGGCAAAGCGATATACGTCATTTTGCCGCTCACTCCATTCTTACGGTGATTCGATTTAACCACGCCCTTGCACATCACAACACTTCACTCAAGATACCCGCCCCGTACTCATCGCGCTATGCTGAAATGCTGGTGAAAGAGGATGGACGGTTTTGTGGTTTTTTTAAGTGAGGAGAGACACGAGACATGACAAGCAGAAAAGACAATCTTCTAACTGTATTGCTGTGTTGTGTTCCGTTTGTTGTTTCTCCTTTCGTGTCCCTTTCCTTCTTTCTTGTGTGTGGAATGGCAGGTAGACGTACAACTACCTGCTTTCCTCTCAGCTAATATCAATGATATGTAATAGATGAATCATGAATAGTCTGAAGCTAAAATATATACAACAGAATAATAAATCAAGTGGCTTGCAGAGCGGTTTTATATGGACTAAAACACTACAATATGATATAATTGAGGTGTTAAAATTGTTGTGCCATCGCGGTACTGGAAATACCCGATGGCGTGAGCGAAACCTTTCAAGGAGGTTTGCTATGGATAATATACCACCTCATGCATTTTTTCAGCAAGAACTACCATTTGATACTTCTCCTCAATTAGAAAAACAGTGTACAGGACCGTGTAATAGAGTACTTCCAGCAACTAATGAGTTCTTTCATCGATGGGCAGCTAACAAAAAAGATGGATTAAAAAACATCTGTAAAGAATGTTTGAAGGCTTACTCACGCGAATATAGCAAACGCCCTGGATTCAGAGAGCATGTAAATGAGTATCGGAAAGAACGCTATCATCAGGACACAGAATTTCGTGAACGATCTCTTGCAACGCAGAAAGAACGCTATCAACGCCCTGAGGTAAAACAAAAAATCCTCGATCAGTGCAAAGAGTATCGCAATCGCCCTGATATATATGAAAAACGAAGATCATATCAGGAAACTTATCGCAATCGCCCCGAAAACAAAGAAAGAAAACGTGTCTTAAGTCGTCGCCCTGAGTATTTGGAAAGAAAGCGGGAAGCAGATAGAAAGTATCGCAATCGTCCCGAAGTTAAAGCTAGATTGGCTGCCCACTATAAGGACTATCGAAGTCAACCAGAAGTACAAGAGCGCATACGTGCCTATCGTCAGCGTCCAGATGTTCTAGAAAGAGCGCGGGAAAGAAGCAAAAATTATTACCGTGATCCACAAAAACGTCAACAGATTTTAGCACGCAATAAAGCCTATCGTGATCGTTTAGGGAGCCGAGAGAAGCGAAACTCTTACTATTATCGCCCGGAGGTCCATCAGCGGATACGTGCTCAACAAAAATCTCGTTATCAGCGTCCTGAGGTAAGACAAAAAATCCAATCTCAACAAAAGGAATATCTTAGTAGACCGGAAGTCCGAGAGCGTAAGCATATAAACGACAAAGCTTATAGTGATGCCTATCGCCAACAGCCTAAAAATCGAGAAAGAAAACAGATTTGGACTCAATCTTATCTAGATCGCCCAGAAATCCAAGAACAAAGACGTTCTTATGGTAAGGTTTATCGTCAGCGTCCAGACGTTAGGGCAAGGAACAGGGTAAAAGCCTTAACTCGTGCAGCTCGCAAAAAATCTGTTAAGGGAACTTATACTGCTGCTCAAGTTCAAGAACAATTAAAACGTCAGCATTATCGATGTTATTACGCGGCTTGTGGACACGCCAAATTTAAGAGGGTTAAAGGTAAGTATGTCTATCATGTCGATCATACGTTTCCATTGAGTCGTGTTGCTGGTAGTGATATCCCTGCCAACGATATGAGTTATCTTGTACTTACATGCCCTTACTGCAATACAAGTAAGGGTGATAAATTTCCCTGGGAATGGAACAAAGGTGGAAGATTATTATGATTGCATATTCTGTCAACCATAGTAATCAACTTCCATATTAATGAGGCTATAAATGGGTCGAGGGACCAAACAGAAAGATATAAATAGTAGTGAAAGGGCAGCATTAGCCCTTTCACTACGGAAACAAGGACTTACACTAGAGGAGATTGCCCTTAAATGTGGCTACCAAGATAAGTCAGGCGCTTATCGTGCAATTAAGCGATGTCTTGATGAACTGCCTGTGGAAGACGCTGTTGAATTACGTAAGATGGAAGTGATGAGGTTGGATGCGCTTTTAGCAGAGTGTTGGGAATTAGCCATGAACAAAGAGTATCGTTCTCGACTATTTGCAATGGACAGAGTTCTTGCCATAAGTGAAAGACGCGCCCGGCTACTTGGAATCGAGGTTAGCCCTAATGACGCTCCTAGAGGAGCAACGATTGTACGTGAGTATGGCGCAAATATAGGTGACGTATGATAGACACCTCTGAAGTCATCATTCGCTATAATCCTCGTGGCTCTGCTCGTGATATCTTCAAAATGCGTGATCCTGAGCTAATTTTGTCAGGGCCAGCCGGGACGGGCAAGAGCAGATCAATTATTGAAAAGCTGCACTTAGCTGCATTAAAGTATCCCAACGCTCGTATTCTCATGCTTCGTAAGACACGACGCTCATTGACTGAAAGCGGTATGGTTACGTATTGGGAAAAGATACGTCCTGATCTTGATGGTGTCCAGTGGAAGCCTTCAATGCAGCAATATCAATACCCTAATGGCGCTATTATTGCGGTTGGTGGACTCGACAAACCATCAAAAATTATGTCGTCAGAGTGGGATATCATCTACTGTCAAGAATGTACAGAGTTAAATGAAAATGACTGGGAAGCTTGTAAGATACGACTTAGAAACGGGATTTTGCCGTATCAACAATTGCTAGGTGATTGCAATCCTGATTCATCGCAACACTGGATATTACTGAGAGCCAATGCAGGCCGATTGGTGATGTTGGAGTCAAAACATGAAGACAATCCAGTGTTGTTTAATGAGCAAGGCAATAGAACGCTTGAAGGTGATCGCTATCTTAGTATACTTGAGTCTCTGACAGGCGTACGACTTGCACGTTATCGGTATGGGATCTGGGCAAGCTCAGAGGGAATGGTATACCAGAATGAATGGTCAAGGGCCAATAATCTCATAGACCGATTTACCATACCTCGTACATGGGCTAGGTATCTCAGTATCGACATGGGCTATACAAATCCATTCGTGTGTCAATGGTTCGCTCAGGATGAGGACGGGAGATTATACCGATACAGGGAAATATACAAAACCCAAACGCTTGTAGAAGATCATGCAAAACAAATAGCTCTTTCATCTGGTTGGCTTCATCTCTTACCTAAAAATCACCCGAATCATAGAGATAGACCTGCAGAGAATGCTGACCCATTGCCACGCGCTATTATTGTAGATCACGACCCGGAAGATTATCGGACGCTTGAGCGGTATTTAGGTTTATATACAACGCCTGCAAAAAAATCAGTGAGTGATGGTATCCAGGCAGTTGCTACGCGCTTACGCCCTGCAGGTGATGGGAAACCTCGACTCTTTTTTTTACGTGACTCCCTAGTTGAACGTGATCAGAATCTAGCTGCAAGAAAAAAGCCTACTTGTTTTGAGGAAGAAATTGAAAGTTACGTCTTCAAACAGGGAAGTGATGGATCAAAAGAGGAACCTGTAAAAGAAAATGACCACGCATGTCTTGTCTCTGGAACGCTTATAACAACCAATCATGGTGATGTGCCAATAGAACATATACGAGCAGGTGATTATGTCCTAACTCGTACTGGATATAGAAGAGTCAAGGCTGCTGGAATGACTGCTAGAGATGCAGAAGTTTATACTATGCAACTATCTGATGGTAGAACATTAACAGGTACAGGAAACCATCCTATATATCTAAATAAGTGTAAGTATATCCCATTGCATTCTGTAAGTTATGGTGATATAATAGAGGATATCAAACCGTACTTTGACCAGTACACAGAAAGGTATCCTCTATTATGCCAAAGTTTACAACAAAAAGAGTTGAGACCGTTGTTTACAAAGGGATTACATTTAGACGCTATCCCCAATCACCTAATTGGTCAGATCGAAACTATTATCGTCCAGGTTCTACGGACATTCTGCAAGGGGTTGGTGCACTCCATCAAGAAATCTGGAAAGATGCTTATGGACCTATTCCAGAAGGGTGCCATATTCACCACAGAGACGAAAATCCGTCAAATAATGACTTGGCAAATCTCGAATGTCTCACTTCTGAAGAGCATTCAAGATACCATGCAGCAAAACTATCAGATGAGCAGAGGGAGTGGAAGAGGGCACACATTGAAGAGATACGCCCTCTTGCGTCTGCTTGGCATAAATCAGAAGAAGGTAAAGCATGGCATAAGGTCATTGGTGCAATGGCTTATGATAATGCAGAGTATAGAACATATACCTGTGAGTATTGCGGAAACGAATTTCAATCACGTGATTTCAGACCAGACCATGTACGATTTTGCTCAAGCAACTGCAAGGCTTATGCACGCAAGAAGTCGGGTGTGGATGACATTGCGTCCATCTGTGGGCAATGTGGACAGGAATTCATCCACAATAAATATGTCAAGGCTAAATTTTGTTCACAGGAATGTTCTCGAAAATCGCGTTACCCTGCCCCAATCTATGAGACGCGGGTATGTCCAATTTGCAATGGATCATTTACAGCAAGAGACTATAGCAAGCAGAAATATTGCTCAAGAACCTGCACAAGTCGTAGCCGTCTCTTCAATAAGCAAAAACAATAATCGTCAGGATGTTTACAATTTGACTGTGGAAGTTGATACCGTTAGTGAAGGTGAGTACTTTGCTAACGGTATCCTTGTGCATAATTGTGATACTACGAGGTACATGGTTGCACATCTGGATTTGCAACCAAATACAGTTTCGTATTTTCGGGGTGGGATTTGGAAATGAGGAGGTGGAACAATGCGACTCTTTGGCATCAAATGTGAAGTATGCTGTCACAAACACATGCAATCTGGCGATATGTGGAAACACGATAGAAGAATCCCTAATGGTTGGCTGCTTGTCTTTAATGGCGACCCACAAGAGACAGAACCATATCATTTTTGCTCGGTTGAATGCTTACATGCATGGACAGAACGATCTATGAAGAGCAATCCAGCGTCAAAGTCATTTGATCCTGACGTGATACTTGCAGAACAAATCAAGGTGAAAACAGCACTACTTTAGAGCGAATAGAGATAGATAGTAGGGAGGTGGAAGAGGAATGATAGCACCAACGCAGATCAACAATAACACTAATCAGTTAACATCAATGACCATAGCATCGCTTGCGCAAGCACCAACACCACAAGTTGATGTTGAGCGTAAGCACAAGATGCATGAAGCAATGAAAGCCTACGAGGGTGACTTTCCCAAACCTCTCAAAATCTCCCCAAATCAGCCTGACGACAACGCTATTGTTAACAAAATGCGTACTATTGTCGAGAAGGGCGTAGCATTCTTATTTGGTCCTGAGCTTGGCATCGAAGCAACTGACGAAACAACATCATCAGCTAAAGACTCTCCGATACAAGACTTTGTTGAAGGTCTTTGGGGTGACAACGATCAGAAAATGACGCTACTTTCAAAGGTTGCGACGAATGGCGGCTTATTTGGTCAGACATTTGTAAAACTCATTCCAGCACAGTCAACGATGAAATATCCACGTTTGGTTAATCTGAATCCTTGTAACATTCGCATTGTTACCGATCCTGAAGACTGTGATCTTCATATTGCGTATGTGATTGAGTATCCAAGTGCCAATGACTGGCAAAAGAAGCAGATTATAGCCCGTGTTGATCCTGATGGATTAGCTGACACTACTGGACAGTATGATTTAGACGATACCTGGACTATTGCTAATTATGTGCGTAAAGGTCAGGATAGCGCATGGATACAGGCGGGTACTCCTGTAGAGTGGCCTTATCCGTTTGCCCCTATTTTTACCTGTCAGAATACCCCACGTCCTAATGATAACTGGGGTGATCCTGATCTTACAGAAAATCTTATCCATCAAAATAAAGTGCTTAACTTTCTGCTGTCTAATCTTATTCGTATTGCAAAATATCATGCCCATCCTATCACCTACGCCACAGGTCTTAGCGCCTCACAGATACAGCTTGCTATAGATGATCTTATTTGCCTCCCATCACCAGAAAGCAAGATCGAAAAGCTAGCAGCAATGGATAACTTTGGCGGAGTGCTCCAAATCATTGCTAATGTGATGAGTAACATAGATGAGTCGTCACATGTGCCGGGAGTCGCATTAGGACGACTAACAGACCTTCCTAAAGGTACAATCTCAGGTGTAGCATTACAACTGCTCTTTCAGCCTCTCATAGAGCGTACAACGCAGAAGAGGCGATTATATGGCAGCATGATTAGAGACATTACACGAGCTGCTATGGTTGTGTCTAACATCATCCCTGTTGAACAATATGAAGACTATCAAATTGATCTCCGGTGGGCTAACTTGCTCCCCATTGACGATTTAGCAGCCGCCCAAACCGCTCAACTGTTGCAAGCAATCGGTGTTTCACAATCAACGTTAATGCAGCAATTAGGCTACGATCCTGATAGCGAGTCAGATAAGACAGACCAGGAAAATGCAAAGAAGGCAACAGCGTTTTCTCGTGGGCAAGGGATGCCTCCATCATTGCCTAACATGCAGCAACCATCACAAGCAATGCAGCAAGATAAGCAAATGGCTCATGAATCAGGGGAGGGACAGTAGATGATTATTGAGTATCATTGCCCCGTCTGCGAAAACAAACCAACAACTTGCATCCCTATCCTATTCCCACGTAGACCGATCATTGTGCAATGCCCTTTCTGTTGGACAGAGGTTGAGATTGTTGCACGTCAACAACTAGCTGAGTTGAATGTGAAGGATGTCATGAAAGAAGTTGAAATGATTCTCTCAGGCAACAAGTAACTATAACAATTGTCAATATAGCATCAAAAATACCGGGTTGAGACAAAATAAACTTCGATGTAATGAGGTAGCGGAGTGGAAGAAGAGAAGAAACGTTATTACGGATATGCACGCAACTTATTTCAATATGTTCCTCATTGGCATAAGCCAGTTGATGTAAACGCAGCTCATCTACAGAGCTTTACTAGTTTTAATGACAAGATAGCTCTGACAGTAACAAGGTGGCTTGGTTCCATGTGGGCGGCGTATTTGTTCCTCTTACTTGCCATACTAGGCTTTCCTGGCTTACATGCTACTTTACCTGTCTATGTCCAGTGGACTAGTCAAACACTCGTGCAATTGGTTGCATTGGCTGTACTTGGCAATGGACAACAGATCGCAGATAGGCATACTCAACTACGATCTGAGGAACAATTCAATTTTATCCAGAAGTCATATGATGACACTGAGCAAATGAAACAGCATCTTTTGAGGATAGAAGCAAAGTTGGGAGGAAGAGACAATGAAGGGCAAGATCACACCACAAGACCACTACCACCAGCAGCCTAAACCGATCCTGCATCATGCTATGAGACTCATTCTCGTTTCTTACAACAATCGCAAGAAACACGGTGCAAAGCCTTTAATCAATAAGAAGGTAGAAGGCGCTATATCATCCAAAGGTGAAGTGGTTCTATTCTCTGAGGAACTACCACAGAAGGGCTATAGAAGCCTGATCGAGATGAATAATGTTCTGGGAGAATATGGGGATGTTGTAGTTGACTACATCGATAAAGGTACTCAAGACGCAATACCTAATCTCTCATTGCTTACTAAGATTGTGTTACGTGATCTTATTCAGGGTGGATTACACGAGCATAAAGTACATGACTTGATTTGGTATTACGCTTCTAAGTATAGAGACGGTGACACAGAGCAAGAACTAAAAAATCTGATGGCATGGCTAGAGAGTGAGGAAGCATGAGCAATTATTTGGATGCAATTATACCTGATGGTACTATGATTTTTCTTGCTCAACTTTCACCTGAGAACATGCAAGAACTAGAGGCAATGATACGACGTGTTGTGGCTGAAGAGTTGGCAAAAGTGTTGCCAGAGGAAGACCAGGAAGAAGAGATAGAACCTGAATCGCCATATATTGGGAGAGATTAGTGAACACACTTTTTGAGCAGTACGACAACATAGAGAAACCAATGAAGAGTAACGAATGGTACTCCCCTACTAAGTATGTTGATGCTGCAAGGGAAGTGATGGGGGCAATTGATCTTGATCCAGCTAGTTGTGAGATGGCTAACAGGACAGTTAAGGCTACGCGATACTATACACAGGTTGATAATGGATTAATACAGCCTTGGTATGGTCGTGTATGGTGTAATCCTCCATATGGAAAGATATATGGTACTGAAGGAACTACTTCATTTGTTTCAAAGCTTATACAAGAATACAAACAAGGAAACATACAACAAGCAATCATTTTAACGATGATGGGTATGTATGCTAATTGGTTTTTCAGACTATTAGAGTATCACGTTTGTTTCCTAGAAGAGAAACCTATTTTTTATCGTCCAGATGGAACAAATGGAAAACTAGGTTTTGCTGCATGTTGTACCTATCTTGGTTCTAATGAGACCAAATTCATCGAAGTCTTCAGCCAATTTGGGCGCATTGCTAAAGCCATAGACATCCCCAAGCCAAAGATAACGCCTCTCAGCTTATGGGAGGTGTCAGCATGAGTCGTATTCAAGCAATCACCCAACAGTACAGAAAACAACTACTAGCACGTGAGGCTCAAGCAGTCAAAACGCTAGAGGCTTCGTACGCTCACACACTGGCAACCATTCAACCACAACTAGACAAGTTGTACAAAGAGATTGCAGACAAACAAGCCAATGGTGAGACTGTACCGCTATCTTATCTCTATGAGCAGCGAAGGCTTCAAGCACTCAAGGCATTTATCACAAAACAAATCAATCAATATGCAATGCTAGGTTTGACGCAGACAGGACAACTACAACACGTAGGAGCAATGCTAGGGCAGCAATCAGCACAAGCCATGTTACAAGCATCCAAACCACCTTCTATTAAATATTCTTTCGGTGTACCTAGTCCAGAGGCAATTACTAACATGGTTGGTGTAACTCAGTCTGGAAGTCCATTATCTGATCTGTTCAATGGATTTGGTGAAGAAGCTGCTAATGGTGCTAGCAAGGCACTGATAACAGGGGTATCACTTGGCTGGAATCCACGTAGGATAGCGCCACAGATAGAGCAGGCGCTAGGAGTGTCACGCAATAGAGCATTAGTGATTTCGAGGACTGAATGCTTACGAGCATACAGATCAATGCAATTCGCTAATTATCAAGCAAACAGTGATGTACTCGATGGATGGGTTTGGGTTTGTGCATTGACAAAGAATTCATGTGCTGCATGTGTGGCAATGCATGGAAGCCAGCATCCATTATCGGAGGAACTTCAAGATCATCCCTGTGGACGCTGTGCTGCTGTTCCATTGACTAAATCATGGTCAGATATCCTCGGTCCATTAGGAGTCAACACTGATAGCATACCAGATACTAGTATCAATATACCTAGTGGATCTGATTGGTTTGATAACCAGGATGAGGATACACAAAAGGCGATATTAGGGAACAAGTATCAGGCATTCAAAAATGGTGATTTTGATTTATCCGATGTGATCCATGTTCACAATGATCCCGATTGGGGTAAATCTATAAGTGAAAAGCCACTCAAGGCATTAGTAAAATAAGGAGATTCATGCAAAAACCACCTGAGCAACCTCAATTTCCAATGACGAACGCAAACGTTACCCCAGACGGTGTAGTACTCAGCATACTACTTGCACCAAATTTTCAGTTTACAACGATTCTCAACAATGAAATGATTGATGAGATTTACCATAAATCGAAAGAGACGCGCAAGCAAGCCAAGGCTAATCTTGAAATTGTTCGCAACACGGATATTGTCAGAAACATCAACAGTAAACGAGGAGGCTGAAATGATCAAATCACTAGTAGTTGCTAGTATCGCTATGTTGTCGCTTATCTTATTTGCAGGTGGACCACCTTCTAAGGGTACTCCACCTGCAAATAAGACTGAAAGAAAACAAACCAGGGGCAAGCAAGCCAAAGACTATCAAGCCTGTGGTAACACAACCACCAAAGAAAGGATAGCCCATGACAAATAAACCATCGAAACCTAGCCGTGATGCCGACATGCGCAAAACGGCAAGCAGAAAGCAATATGGAACCGTAGACAATCGAAATAAGGTTGTACCATCTCATCTGCCTCATCCTAAGAGTATGCAATCAAAGGAGGAAGCTAAAGTTGACAACACTCAAAATGACAACACTCAAAAATAGGCCAACTATGGTCATCTCACATATCGAAAACATGGCAACTAGCGATCTGTATGTCCAATGCCGTTTAGCCAATGGCGAAGATGGCTATGTGTCACTTAGCGAGATTGTAGCGATCGTAGGGCGTGAGTTAGCACATGAGGTACGTGTTGCAACTGGCATAAGACAGGAGGCTAACAATGGCATCGACAAGTAAACCTTGGGATGGGTCGGCTTCTCGCTGGCCTGATACTGCTAGTTTCTGTGATAGTTGTGCGTACAATGGCAATACTGGCGATAGGGCCGATTGGGTACAGGCACAATGTAAGCTACCATTCAAGGAACCTAACGGTGATATCAATACCAATGCATTAGGTGCTGCAAGTGCAGCTTTAGCAGGGGCAAGAGGCGGATTAGTTGGCATGAGTTCCGCAGACAAAAAGAAAGCGGCAAAGAAACTTATAAGCGCTTATTCCTCCTGTCAGATGGACCCACCTGATTCGCTCAAGAAGATAGCAGGCTAATAGAAATACAGATGTATCAATGTAAAGTCAACCTATTGTAAATATTAGAATTTAGGATTATACTTAATGGAAAGTACAACAACAACTGAAGCAACCAATGATGAGACATCAACTACTTCAGTTCCTCAACAGTCCGAGACGGACATAACAACTACGCAAGATTCTACTCAAGTCACATCTGACGAGACGACAGATAATCAGCAACAACAACCATCACTTGATACGCTGCAAGCTCAGATTAAGCGCATGGAAACGGCGCTTAAAAAGGCTAACACTGAAGCTAAGAACTATCGGCTGGAGGCTACTGAACTCAAAAAGTTCAAAGAGCAGGTTGAAGCCGAAAAGTTGACAGAACAGGAAAAGCAAGAAATTGCCAGGAAAACACTAGAACAGAAGCTTGCTGAATCGCAAAAACTCTACAATGATACAGTCCTTGAGAAACAGGAGATCAGAGTGAGGCACGCGCTACAACTACAAGCTGCAAAACTAGGTGTTGAGCCTGATGTAGCTGAAAAATTGATTGATCGTGCTGAAATTGAACATGATGAGGACGGCAACCCTACCAACATACAGACGTTGCTAGCTGATCTAATCAAATCGAAGCCGTATCTAGTCAAGTCAAATGGTAGGCAAGCATCTACAAGTGGTGGGGCTACCAATCCTCCCAGGTCGACAACAAGCGCAGCAAGTACGGCGTCTGAGTATATCAAGCGGATGGAACAAGGCAAACTGAGCGATAGTGAGTATAGTATTCTGCCAGCCTCTATGAAACATGAGATTCAGGCAGAGTTGATCAAGACTCGCTCTCGACACAGATAAACATAAATTAAACATAATCTTTTGTATCTCATGCTCAGGACACACTATAAAGTGCATCTTGTGCTTGGGATGATAGGAGACTACTCAATTGAGCCTGTCTAATTTTATTCCAACATTATGGGCTGATACGATCTTAGCGGCATTGCAAAAAAATCTCGTATTTGGTGCATTATTTAACACCGACTACGAGGGAGAAATAAAAGCTTACGGCGATTCAGTTAAGATCAATGCCATTGGTGATATCACAATTAGCTCATACACCAAAGATACAGATATTAATGCTCCTCAGTCATTAACAGATGCGCAAACGATGTTGACTATATCTCAAGCGAAATATTACAATTTTGCGATTGACGATGTAGATCAGATGCAAGCGCATCCACAAGTCATGAGCGAAGCTTTGCGGTGGGCTGGCTATCGCATGGCTGATACGATGGATCAGTATTATGCTGGCTTCTATGTTGATTGCCCTTCTGTTAACGCCATTGGCACTAGCGGTTCTCCTGTAGTCGTGTCTGCTGGTACTGCTGCAAACGCAGGTGCAGGTACAACAGCATTTGACTATATCGTCGCTCTTAACCAGTTGTTGACTCAATCCCTGGTTCCCAAGACTGGTAGGTGGGGTGTGGTTCCTCCGTGGATTGCGGCTCTGCTCACTCAGGACGTACGCTATACCGGATTTGGCACACAGCAATCTCGTGCAACAATGATGGATGGTGATCTTGGTACAGCCGGACAGAATGAAGCCTATATTGGTCGTATCCAAGGAATGGACCTCTACGAGTCAGTCAATGCTCCTCACATCGGTGGTACTCTAGGCGCTAGTGGTTCTCAAGACGTAATTTATGCAGGTCATAGCATGGCAATCACGAAGGCAGAGGGACTTGTCAAAACCGAAGCCTACCGACCTCCAACCCGTTTTAGCGACGCTGTGAAGGGCCTTTGCTTGTATGGTGCAAAAACTGTAAGACCATATGCTGTGGCAGTGGCCTATGTACAACATCCATAAGCGGATAGAAGGGAGATATAAGCTATGGCAAGAACTACTCTAACCCCAAAGACTTTATCATTCAATGGTGCAATTGTTAATATGTTGAATGATGGCACAAATTTCACCGCTATTGACAATACTAACGGTATGAGCATTCCTATTACCTCTACAGGTATCCCCGCAAACAGCAATATCGATCGTATGATCCTGTTGGTTTTGAACACCAACAGTACAGGCAGAACTGTAACAGTACGCTGTGCAACTAGCGATGGTGGAGCAGCGAAGACTGGAGCTGGCACTGGCAATGGTCCTGCATACACATATCCAGGCTTTGAAGGTGGGCGTGGCGATCTGACAACCTCTGCTATGACAGGAACTACGGGTATTGGTATCATTGGCCCTTTTCCCGTTGCCAGATATATGCAGCCTGATGGGTCGGTTTCGGTGGATTTTTCGGGGGCAACGGGCTTTATTGCAGCTCTCATCTTACCTAGAACATATTAGCATAATAAAGGTATTACGCTATGTCTAGTACATGGATGAGACTTGCGAGTGGTCGTGAGGAATTAATTGTACATCCCGACCACATTGCAAGATTGCTTGATGAAGGTGGGGTAATTATCCCTGATCCTAGAGTCCCTGTCAGTGAACAGGTTGAGATAGATAATCCAGTGGTAGAGGCAACTGAAGCCGTAGAACCTGCTCAAGAAGGCGATACTATGGCTTCAGAGACGCCAGTTCGTAAGCGTGGTAGACAAGCTAGACAGCAATAGTTAAGAGGTAGTATGGCAGTACGTTCGTCAATGTCAGCGTTGATTTCAAAAGTAAGACTGATGATTGCTGATCCTTTAAGTGATAGCCCGTATTTTCAGGATCAGGACATTCAGGATTACTTAGATGCAAACAGAGACGACATACGCTATGAAGGCTTAACTATTGCTCCTAGCATTGTTAGCAACTCTCATACCAACAATACGCCACAAACTATCTTTGCAGACTATTACAGCAAATATGGTTGGTGGTCGAGTGATGTTGTACTTCAAGGTACAAACTCAAGTGGTAATCCCTGGAAGGTGCTTACGCCTGTTGCATCAGAGCTTCTACTAGATATGGCTCATTGGCAATTTGAACTTGATGTGTACAACACGGGTACATCAGTACCGGGACAATTGCCACCAATCTTTGCAACTGGTTTCACGTTTGATGTATATGCCGCTTCTGCTGATTTACTAGAGATTTGGGGCGCTTCTCTTGCGTGTGCGTATGACATTACGGTAGATGGGCAAAGTTTAAGACGTTCGCAACTCATGACCGCAAAACTTGCACTTGCTGAAAAGTACCGAATGAAGGCAAAACCGAAGCTATCCAAGATAGTCAGAGAAGATGTACGAGCACCTATCTCTAGTAAGAAAATACGCTTACTTGATGATGAAGATATCTATCGTGGTTTCTAAATGGAGGATGATGGAAGATGACAGCAACTCATAAGCATCACCATACAGCACATAAGGCACATCATCACCCAAAACACCATACTCATCCGAAACATCACAAACATCCTGCTCATCATCACCATCATGCAAAGAAGAAATAGCGAGGTAGAAAGTTGTCTTGTGGTCCTACGGCTGCTGAATTGGCACAAATACAAGCCGATGTAACTAGCCTTGTCTGTGATAAGACATGTTCTATCTATCGCAAATCTCGTGTGTCTGATGGTATGGGTAGTGCTACGGAGACATGGGGACTTGTCGAAACAACAGTTGTTGGTATGGTGCAACCTAGCTCTGGACTCTTGAGCAACTATGACTATTTAATAGGTAGCCTGTCAGCTTGGCAGCTTCATTTCCCAGTAGGCATAGATGTGCAATATCAGGATCATGTAGTCGTAGAAGGTAACACGCTTGAGGTCCACGTTGTCCTTGAACCTCGTAGTTATCAGGCTATGTTAGTTGTGTTGGCTGCGGAGATTAAATGATGTCTGAAGACTTTAACCACTTTCCACAAATAGCCAAGCAGTTAGATAAGGCTCTTAGTCAGGTGGTAAAGACAACAGCATTCAAAGCTCAGGCTAACATTCAATCTCAGATACAAGCAAACGGACAAGTAGACACAGGTTTCATGCTGAATTCAGTGTACACAGTGACTAGTGATGGTAGTACGTATAGTGGTGGTGAGCACGCATTGCCAGAGGTTGAAGCGCCTCCTGACGATAAGACAGCTTATGTAGCAGTAGGTGCTTCGTATGCCATTTTTCAAGATATGGGTACTAGGTTTATACCTGCTAGGCCGTTTTTTGAACCTGGAATAGATGCAACACGATCAGACTTTGAGGCTGCTTTGTCTGCGGTTGAATCACAGTTAGGCGGTAGTTAATGTCCACAGAAGCGGCTATTGGTTTCACTTGGCTCTATTCGACGCTTTCAAGTGATCTCCAATTGACAGCATTAGCACCTGGGGGAGTATGGAGAGGGCTAGCACCTCCCGAAAGTCAAACACCATTTATTGTTATGAGCCTGCAGAGTGGACTTGACGTAACAAGCATGAATGCATTCAGAATCCTAGTTGAATGTACCTATCTTGTTAAGGTGGTAGGGCCAGCTTCAGAGACAACAACCATTATGAGTGCTGCTGATAGGCTTGATGCATTGATAGGCAGTCCTCCTACATCGGGTACAACAAGTGATGGCGCGGTGTTGGCATCATACAGAGAATCGCCAATATCAATACAAGAACTGGTAAACGGTGAATTATTTGAAAACGCAGGTGGCTTGTATCGGCTACAAATAGAAAAGAAAACAAGCTAATAGCTTTAATATAGATGTGTAAGTGTTGAGGAGGTGGTTTAGATGACATGGACGGCTGAAAGAAGCTCGGTTTCACAGAAAGTACAAGTGGGTGCTGAAGCAACAAGTGCTTTGGGAACTCCAGTAGCAGCAAATAAGCTATTAGAAAATTACACGTTCCAATTCGGTGTGGAAGCTGATGTACTGTTTTACACGCCAACAGGTCGCAAGTATCCAGCCGTTCAAGAGGAGAATAAAGAGTGGACTGCTGGTACAATGTCAGGCACACTTGACTACAACTCTGTCATCTATCCTTTAGCGAGTGCAATGGGGTCTGTTGCTCCTGTGGCACATGGCGCATCCTCCACGGCTAAAGACTGGATATTTACACCGCCATTGACTGGAAGTGTTGTACCTCAGACTTACACGTTTCAACAGGGAGACAGTGTCAGAGCACATCAGATAGCCTATGGTTTGTTTCAACAGTTCGGATATAAAGGCGATAGAAGCAAATTTGAGGTGTCAGGGAAAATCATAGGACAACTGTTATCTGATGGTATCACAATGACAAGCAGCCCTACGGTGGTTGCTCTTGCCCCTGTGGTTGCGAAGCAAGTAAACGTGTTCCTTGATCCTACCTTTGGCGCTTTAGGTACAACTAAGCTTACTCGTGTCCTCTCGATTGATTACACAATGGATAGCATCTATGAACCGTTATGGGTGCTTAATAGATCTACTCCGAGTTGGACAGCACACGTTGACATGGCCCCAAAGTGTACAGCCAAACTAAAGGTAGAAGCTGACGCTAACGGTATGGCATTGTTAGGCTATCTCCAAACAGGTGCTACATATTTTATGCAAGTCGATGCTCAAGGCTTAACGATTGACTCGCCAAACAGCATTGTGAATGAATTCAAACATCAAATGGCAGTTAAGGTAGGCAAGCCTAGCACTTTTGCAGATGACCAGGGGGTGTTTGCGATTGAGTGGGAACTAACGATTGTCGAAGATGCAGGATGGACCAACAGCCAGATTTTCACTGTAACCAATCTCATCACTGCACTTTAAGAAAGATCATGTATGCCAATATCATTTAATCAAATTGCCAATAATATTGCTAAAACTACGTTTCAATACGGTGAAGATACGATCACCATTGAATATTATCCAGGTCGCATTACAGAGAAGACATTTGCACAACTTAATATGTTTACAAACATTGACGAGAACTCACTAGCATCTTCGTTTGAAGCGTTCAATGAGGTGCTATCGAGTCTGATTAAGTCGTGGGATGTCTACGATGATGATGCTCAGACCGTCATGTTTCCTACAACTCCTGATCGTCTCTCAGAACTGCCTATCCCGTTCCGTTCGCAAGTGCTGCAGGCTATTCTAGGAGATGTAAAGCCTGAAAATTTTCAGACGGCACCAACGTTGAACTAATAGCGTTACGACGTTACTTGGTGCTAGAGCAGGAAACAGAGACGGCATGGTGTCCAGACTGGTATGCACATATACAAGCAGCAAAGTATTTAGGCATCGATCCTGGAAAACTTTTAGAGTTGCCAATCTGGTGGAAACAAAAAGCGTTTGTAGCGATGACAGCCGAAAATGAGGCCCGCAGGATCTTAGAGAAACATCAGTAGTGAGAGTGTAGAGGTGGTGGAATGACAGTACCAGCAGGTACAGGGGCATTAGAAGCGACACAGCAATCAGTGCTATCTCAGTTGCAATCAGGCATCAATGTAAGCGTAACAGGAAACACGGTTGCTGATACGGTTGCTACAGGCACTATCACGGCTGCACAACCAACAGCAGGAACCGTAGTAGCAGGCGGTACAGTTTCCATCACGCTAGGAACTGGTCAAGGAACCTGGGAGGCTCAACTCACAGGGACATTCTCATCAGGTACTACGATTGTCTTTGAAGGGACCGACGATACAGGCACTACGACTAACTGGTTTGCAACGGTAGGCTACAATACTACTCTTACCAACCCGCCAAATATTACCTCTGTAGGTGGTCCTGGTCCGTTCGTGGTTCGTGGTTCTGCATCAGGCTATCAGCAAATCAGGATGAGGGCTAGTGCTCTTACTGTCTCGGATAGTATAGCAGTACGCTTGATTGGAAGTAATGCACCTCTGGGATTGGGCGGGCTTTCAACGAATGATGGAAGTTTTGCTAAGGAAACGGGCGGCAATCTTGCCTCTATCAAGTCCGATGCTGATAGTATTGTTACTAACACAACAGGACTAGCTACTCAGAGTACTCTAAGTGCAGCTAAAACCGACCTCGATAGCATTCTCACTCATGAAGCAAACATTGATACAGCGACAGCGGCATCAAAGACCGATCTTGACACGATTGTTACGCAAACTGCCACACCAAATATATCAGACCGTTGGGCGCGTCAGGTTGGGCAAGTGGACATTGCCCGTGTACTTGGATCGGCTCTTTCATACAGCAATCCCCTTCTTATACAGGATTTTTTGCGGGCCGCCATTATCGCGGGTATAGGATTTGGGGCGTCATTTGCACAGCAAACTTCAGCTAGTTCCATATCGGTTGGATATTCTATCTGGAATGCAGGAACAAACACAAAAACAATTTATCTTTACTCCCTGCGTGTTGGGCAACAATCGAGTAGTTACACATCTATCTATCTTACAACGGCTAATCCAGCACTTACTACTAGCGTTACGCCTGCTAGTACAAAGGCAGGAAGCGGAAATGCAAGTATTGCAACCGTTACGTATCAAAATACAACCACATCATCAAGTGGAACATTTCTTTCTATTGGCCTTGCTCCTGGTAGTGCTCTTACTGAATTGCTGTCTAATGGAGATATTATCACTCTTCCTCCCGGCAACGGATTGTTATTACTTATTCCTACAAGTTCGAGTACATGGTCAGTGTACGGGAAATGGGTGGAAATCTAATGACCCTTAATTTTCCAACGGATGGACATGCTGCCTATGAAACAATCCATACAACCGATCCTACAGCTCATTCTCGATTGGATCAAATAGCATCGGCAGGTTTTCAATATGTCCTCAACTACACGCTGATTTATGATCATGCTAGTGATATGATCTCTTACATTAACTATGCTTACAGTATAGGCTTAAAGGTGATTGTAGCCTTAAACAGTACGGTTATTTGGCGAGACTCGGTAACAAATTCTAATGCTATTCAAACAACATTCCCACGAATGTATGCTGACTCTGGCAATCAAAATACTGACACAGGTTTTACTACGTATATCGTAAATCAAGTTAAGAATTTGCCCGGCCTATGGGGGTATTACCTTGCTGATGAAGTGGTTAGTGCAGATCATGCCAATGTACTTACTCATGCCAACGCAGTAAAGGCGGCTGATCCTAATCATCCACGCCTCATCATCGAAGCGGCTTCTGCGTTTACAACAAGTGCCTGTTTTAACAATACATCCTTGATGTATGATTGCTGTGATGTTATTGGAGACGACTTTTACCCTGTTGGTGATCCTAGTGGATACGGAACGTTGACGACAGCACAGATAGCATCAGGCATTCAAAACTATTGCAATCTTCACTCTCTTGATTCAGCAATTGCCATACAAACATTTAGCTGGTCAGCATATGGGCGGCCTGGACAACCCTGGCCTACACAGGCGCAAATGATGCAATTCCGCAATGATGCCATGTCTAATATGTTTCCTCGTCTCATTCTTTGGTATTCCTATTTTGACATAGCTAATCCTGCAAACAATGCTCCAGCCCTTGAGTGGACTTATGTTCGTCAGGCACTACAAGGACATAGTGAGATTGTTATGTTCCCCAGTGCAGTGAGGAGAGGGTTGCGTAGATGAGTACATATTCCTCTTTGATCCTTGCAGAAACTTCTCTCATTGCTTACTATCGCCTAAATGAAGCAATGGGAAAACTTGCACATGATCAATCAGCAAATAAATATCATGGAACAATCAACAATAATAATGGTCAGCTTGTGGGAGTTACACTACAGCAACAAAATGCCATTATCTCAGATCCACTTGACTATGCCATGCTTTTTAATGGAACCAACGGCTACATCACTCTTCCATCAGGTTTGAAAACAGACGGGCTATCAGCATTAAGTGTGGAATTCTGGGTGAATCGTTCAAGTAATTCATCTTCTTTTATGTTCGTGCTGTCAAATGATAACAATCCAACAAGCTCTCACCTTGGTTTTCGTGTTATATTGTCTCTTCCATCCGATGCTAGTATTGGATATTTTGAAATGGGGAACGGTACAATAGGGGCATCAAGACGCATAGGCTCATCAAATCTTAGTGTTTTCTATGGGAACGTTGTTATTGGTTCCTGGTATCATATCGTCTGCGTTTATGATGGTACACAACTACTAGCCTATGTAAATGGAATCCTTGATCAAAATAGCAATCCAGCACTTACAGGTACTATTGGAACAGCCACCCATCCTCTTTACATTGGAGCTAGCCCTAGTTTAGCAAGTAATTTCCCTGGTTTAATCGATGAAGTAGCTATTTATAATGCGGCTTTATCTGCCTCAGATGTACTTGCGCACTACCAAGCAGGAACATATGGACAAAGCGGTATGGCACTTTTCCCCTCTACTTCAAGGAGGCAATCATAATGGCATATCAGCCCTGGTATGTTGGGCAAAATTACCCAACCTGGGATATTCCTTTGATGACAGATTTGGGACCGGATGATCTCACTAGCGTCAATGTCAACACTTTCCAAATGATCTTCCGAGATGCACGAGGAAATGACACGATAGGAACAGGGACATTCACAATAAAGATTGTCTATCCTGCAGAGATCCTATACAAGCCATCTATAACAGATGTATCTCAAACCTTCAATGGCACTCTTATTATCAAAGCATGGTTTCCACCATCGGGAACCTCAAGCGATACCGTTGTGTGGGACCCTATCCCTTTTCAAATTTCACCAGCATAAGGGAGACAATGTAGATGCCTGTAACGGCTGCAAGTTTAGTTGCAAAAGTAAGTGTTGATGGAGCAGACAAAGCTAAATCAGACCTTGTGAGTGTTGGCGGAACCGTCAATAAGGTTGGAAGCTCTTTAGGTACAGTCCTTGCAGGGGCGGCTGTGGCGGGTGGTGCTGCCCTTATTGGTATTGGTGTAGCATCGGTAAAAGCGGCTGGCAACTTTCAAGAGGGCATGACCTCTTTAATTACAGGAGCAGGGGAAAGCCAGAAAAACCTCAAGGCCGTATCTGATGGTATTCTCAACATTGCAACTCAGACGGGCGCTAATACTAAACAACTAACTGATGGTATGTATATGATCGAGTCTGCTGGTTTTCATGGTGCTGCAGGCTTATCGGTCCTACAAGCGGCTGCTGAAGGTGCAAAAGTTGGCAATGCTGATCTAGGAACAGTTGCAGGTGCCGTTACTACGGTAATGCATGACTATGCCGCTAGTCATATTTCAGCGACACAGGCTACCAATGCTCTCATTACAACCGTAGCATCAGGTAAGACCCATATGGAAGATTTATCTAGTTCGCTTGCTGCTATTCTTCCTCTTGCCTCTTCTCTCCATATTCCCTTTGAGCAGGTAGCAGGTGCGGTGGCTACTATGACAAATGCTGGTATGCCTGCACAACAGGCCACACAAAATTTAGCTTTTGCTGTACGTGCTCTTAATGTAGAAACTCCGAAGGGGGCCGATGCACTCAAGCAGTTTGGACTTTCGGCAGAGGAAGTACACAATACGCTTGTATCTAAGGGTTTGCCAACTACCTTACAAATGATTGAGGACCACATAGGAAAACAATTTCCACTGAGTTCTATGCAAGGTCAGCAAGCACTGAAAGATATTATGGGTGGTGCTGTAGGTTTGAATGTTGCTCTTATGGTGGGTGGAGACCACATGAAGGAGTATACATCTGATATTGACTCTATTGGCTCTGCATTGAAGTCAGGTAGCAAAGATGTACAGGGATGGGCTGATGTACAAAAAGATTTCAACTTCAAGATAAGTCAGGCTAAAGAAGTAATAGAAACACTTTCTATTAAAATAGGTACTGCTTTATTACCAATAGCAAGCCAAGCAGTAGGTATATTTACAACAATGGCAACAGTACTCTCGGATAGGCTAGGAGCTGCATTTAATTATGTCTCAAATGCTATAAAAACGATCCACATAGACTCTTTAGCAAATGCATTTCTTATCATGCATAATGCCGTGTCATTCGTTGCACTTGGATTAAAAGACCTTTTCAATGCAAATGTTGCTCCATTTTCTAATGCTATATCTTTTCTTAAAGATGAACTGGGCGCTCTTTTCAACATAGTTGGTAAAGTTATCGGGATTGTTGTTAATCAATTTGCCTCATCATTTTCAGATGCTTCAAGTTCAGTCTTATCATTTGCTAGAGGTATGACAGACGTTCTTTACAATGCCTTAGTTAATATCACACAAGGCATGATGCATCTTAATCAATATTTAAATGGCCTGGATTTAAGCAAGATTTCTGGTGATATCAGTCAACTCGCTGGTTTGCTAGGAGGACAATTTAGACAAGCATTGCAATTTGTTAGTGATGAAGCTAGACAAATTGGGCAATGGTTCCAATCAAGTGTTGTGCCAGCTCTCAAACAAGCTGAACCTGGATTCGCAAATTTAGCACAAGTCATTTTAGGAACCGTCCTACCTGCATTGATACAGATACGCGGCGTAGTTATGGACGTAGCAGAACACGCATTCAAGGCACTACTCCCAATTATTGAGATGCTTATACCTCCTCTCATTGTGCTTGCTGGCAATATAGCTAATGGTTTAGCTGTAGCATTGCGTGTCATAGCTCCTATCGTTGTTGGGGTCGTCAAGGGAATAGGCGATCTAGCTAATTTCCTCATAGGCATCCTAGCACCTGTCATCAAGCAAATTGTCGTAACATTTAACACGCAATTGTTACCAGCCATTATGGGATTGATGCCTGCATTTAGAGCATTACAACCACTACTGACAGGAGTAGCCGTTGTCATCGGGGGAGTGCTAGCAATTGCGCTAGGCTTACTTGTTGGGTTGTTTGTGGGGGTTGTCAAAGGGGCGGCTGCTCTCCTCACAGGACTAATACAAGCATTTGGCGGTATCGTTCAGATGATCAGTGGTGCGGTACAAATCATATCAGGAATAATTGGGTTGTTAGTTGACATATTTACAGGCAATTTCAGTCACATCAAGGCTGATCTCCAATCATTTGTTAGTGGTGTACTTTCGCTATTTACTGGTTTCGGCAACGTATTTATGGGTATCTTTGGTGGGCTATTCCTCGGTATCTGGGGACTCGTATCTGGCTTCGTGCAAGGGGTAATTGGCTTCTTCATGCATCTTTACGATACGCTTGTTGGACATTCTATCATTCCCGACATGGTTAACGGTATCATTTCATGGTTCCAACAACTACCGGGCCGGGCCCTAGCTGCCATCTCCTCACTTGCTAGTTCCATAGGTGGCTTCTTTTCCAATTTGGCAGGACAGGCTCTAGCGTGGGGGTCTGATCTTGTCAACGGGATAGCTTCAGGCATCACTTCATCGATTGGATCTGTTATATCGGCTGCATCAAACGTCGCATCGGCAATCTCAAGCATCCTGCATCATACAAAACCTGAAATCGGGCCATTAGCTCACGACGATGAATGGATGCCTGATTTCATGGAATCTCTAGCAAGTGGCATGAATAGCAATTTAGGCAAGGTAAAAAATGCATCTCTGAATGTGGCAACTACTATAGCAGGATCACAATCAAGTTTTGCATCTCCAACAGGAGGATTAGGAGGCTTGTCAGTTGTGCCAAGGAATGTGCAGGCAGGTTCAGGAAATGTACAAATTACAGTACAACCTGCTCCAATTTACTTAGATGGTCGTGTGTTGGCTAGCTCATTGCTTCCACATACTGTCAATGCTATCAGGTCTGCGACAGGAACGCGTAATTTTTAGCCTACGAGTCTTTAGCGAGATGAGTAGAGGAGAGGAAAACTACAACGACAGATTTTTCATTAATTAAGATAGAGGGGAATACCAATGCCTCTACACCGTTTGGCGAGGGTGGCGGTTCCACTACCTGGACCTCGCTCCAATTCTCAGGATCAAGTGGGGCAAATGAATTGCGTTTCTGTTCAGCAGGGGCAGTATCAGGAACATCAAGTAGCACACCATCAGCTTCATGGCCTTTTACGACGGTTCCAAGCAGCACAGGTGTTATTGCTGATGCATGGCTGTTCACTACGGATACTTCTGGATTAGCTATTAGCACATATGACGGAACAGGTGCGCATTACTTACAATTTCGTTTTAGCTGGACTAGCGACGGGCAATTTGCTAGCGCTCCAAGTTATACCATGTATGGCTCTGGGGTCACACACGCATCGGCTGTACCAGGGTCAACAACCATTGTTGGTGCTGGCGATCCGATAGTAAATGGCAATAATACTGATACAGGAACAGGTTCATCAGGAACAGGAACATGTTACTGTAAATCAACGGTATATGGCTATGGCATCGATGCCAGTGGTGTCCAGCAAACACCATCGTCAACCGCAGGAAATACCGGGTTATCAGTAACAACGGGGTCAAATGGTGCTGTAACAAGCGCATCGGGTGCATGGTCAAGCTGGCAATCTCTCCAGGCCGATCGACAATTTATCGTCAACGGAATCACACCGCCCACGGGACACGCTGGATTATGGTACTTTTTGCTTTCCTTATACTCTGGCCCTGGTATGCTTACATCTTCCGCAATAACACCTGTTTTAACGTTTAGTTACACATGGGTTTAGAAGTGGTGGTATGTGGGAGTAGCTTCATCCTTGAATGCAATACAATCGGTCATCAATCCAAATAAAAGCTTGTGGTCAGTTGTACTTACTACAGGCAAGATTATTACAGAAGATCAACTAGTCCTTGATTTTTGTAGAGGTGGCTATCGTCAAATTGATTGGGCGCTTGATCTCAATAGTACTGGTGACTTGCTCAAAATTAAAGAATTATGGCTTGTAACTCCAGGTGGACATAGGACGGTGTATCAAAACGGCGTAGAAAGGCCGATTGTGCTACAAATTACCGAACCGGGTACAGCATTTCAATTTAAATATGGTTGCCGTGATTTTCTTGGTGGAGTAGGGCAAAGCGTAGAAGCTCAGTGTATCGGCAAGATAACAGATAAAGACACAGGTAATTGCGAATGTTGGATCTGGGATCGAGTGCAAGGCTTGATCGAATACAAGTCTAATATCAATAACTTTGGCATGTGGCGTAAAAACTCAGGATTAATGCCATTGACAAAGTTAAGTCATGATGTGACAGGGTTAAGATTAGGATAATCGTAAGAGGTCTTTAAAGGGGGTGGTGGTGGTTTGCCAAGTTTAACAACATATCTTACTAATACATCAGATACATTAGTAACCACAGCAAATACAATGGTTACAACAAGTGGAGCAGGCAATACCAACAAAAATACACAGGTGGGTAAAGCTACAGGCTATGGGGAACTTTACTCCCACGGTACTACTGCGGCATGGCCCGCTTCAGGTTCCATAATTGCTCCTGATGGAAACGGCTGGCTCTGGGATGATACAACCCTGGCAGACAACAATGCATCATTTAGTCCTGGTACATGGACTGCTACCGTTCGCTTAAATCTAAATGCAAACTCTATCACCGCAAACATCCATGTAAGAGTATATCGACGCTCAAGCACAGGAGTATACAATACAATCGTGTTAATGGTGCTAAATTCGCAAACAATCACAAGTACCCTGACCAACTACACGCTAACAAATACCACTACCTCCACAAGTGCTCAGTTCCAACCGGGCGATCTTTTATATGCTGATGTGCAACTGCAAATTACAACAAATACCACAAACAGCACTACAACGGTATGTAAGATCAATATTGCTAACTCCTCAACTCTGGGGAGTACAGATGCTCAAATTGTTTCACCTGGATATACCACCATTACACCTGTTCAACTAGATGCATCTACACGATTCAAGCTCTCATCACAGAAAATATTCAAAAATGCTCCATTAAGACTTCGCCTGTCTTCAGCAGCCAATTTTGTCTTGAAAGATGCTCAAATGAGGCTCAATTTGATTGGCAGAGCACAAAAAGACGCTGTTTTTAGATTGCGAACTCAGGCATCAGGAGGCATCAAGCTCAATGCTCCTTTCCGTTTACGTGCAAAAAAAGCAACACAACTAGATGCGGCTATGAGATTTAGGCTGTCTATCTATGCACATTCGGCATTGTTTCCATCTGCTGTAAGACGAACAGGAAGATTTACCCCTGCAATTAGGAGGCAAACGGTATGAGCAATATTTCATATCAGAAGTGGCATCAACATCAAACATACCCAGTTTGGGATATTCCTTTGATGACTGACGAAGGGCCGGATAATATCACAGGATTGTCTACTAGCAATATTTCACTTTATTTTCGTGACACATCTACAGTACCACCAACAGATACCATAGGTACAGGCACAATCACAATTCTAAGCACAAATCCAGCAGAGATATATTACAAACCATCTACAACAGATGTTGCGTCGATATTTAGCGGTGCAATTGTAATAAAAGCGTATTTTCCATCTGCATTTGATACAACAACAGAAGCTGTATATGATGAGATAGCTTTTTCTATAAGCTATTAGGTAGGTGGGATAGAAGGGGAAAATATCGATGTCATTTAGCAATCAGCCGTTAGACTCAAATGGAGTCCCGATAGCAAACCTCTATGTACAAGATAGTGGTTTCATTGCAACTGAGGGCAGTACTACAACAGAAACGGACGGGCTAGGAAATACGTCAACCTGTGTTAATGTCAATATTCATCAGGTCAATGATGCTCTTATCACTACTTACATTGGAACTGACGATATCTTAGGTAATGGAATACTTAAAGTTATTGCAGCAATGAAAAATGGTGATGGTGGATATGATGAGCCACGGAATAATCAAGATGGCATTACGCTCATCAATGCTAGCAGTGTCACTACGACGCAGACAAGCACACAACAAACCAATTACAACGGACGTGGAGCAATCATCATTTTCACAATGATTGATGCTTCAGCAAGTCCAAGTGTTACACTCTCAATTACTGGTGTTGAGCCTGTCACCGGGTCAACGTGGACAATTCTCACAGGTTCAGCTATCACAGCTAATGGTGTTCACGTCTATCGAGTCTATCCAAGCCTGACAGCCGTAGCCAACACAACGGCAAGCGATATTATACCCCGCACCTGGGAGGTAACGGCAACAGCAAACAATAGCAATAGTGGTACGTACAAAGTAAATGCAATTATTATGGCAAATTAGGTGATTTATGATTTATGAATACACAATAGCATGTTTAAAATGTGGGCATAAGTTGGCTAGTGGCAATTTCTCGACACAGGTGGGCTTGTCTAATGCAGATGTCATGAATAAAGCAGAGCATAATCCGGGCTGTCTTGTACCAGCAAATCGAGATGCAGGCAAAATTAGGATAACAAGTTCTCTCAGCGAACATGATCACGCAATTGTAACTGAATATTCCATTGAATACAGAAATCAATAGCTTATGACAAGATACGTAGTTAGGACTCTTGGCGGAACACTTCTTGATTATCCAGAGACGTTAGGACTTGTCAATTACAAAGTGCTTATCTCTGGCAGTGAAGTTTTTTCTATCGCTGGACAGCTAAAAATCGATTTAAACATTGGTAGACGCTCACAAGCATCTTTCATGGTACACAGTGATGCAAATACGCACTTTCAGCAATATGAGCGCGTTACCATCTTCAATCAAGATGGCACTCTTGTATTTAGCGGATATCTAACCAACCCTCAAGAACAACAAATAGGCTTCCAATCATCGCTTATTCATACCTTGACTGCAATAGATCAACACTTTCTGGCTGATAAGAGGATTGTTGCAGGAATTTATCAAAACAAAACGTGTGGGGCAATTGTTGTTGATATTTACAGGAAAATTCTGGCACAAGAAGGCGTACATATCGGCGCGATCTATGATGGCTTACTGCCTAGTCCTACACTTTATCCTAGTTCCACACTCTATCCTAATGGCAATATTGGCGCTATTAGCTCAATAACATTCGCATTTTGCACTGTAGCAGAAGCATTAGATCAGTTAGTCACATTAGCAAGTAGTGCAGGTATTCCGTATTATTGGATGATTGACGAACAAAAAAATCTTTTCTTTGTTCCATACACGTATTTCACGAATAATATACCTGTTGATGGTACGAACGTTGACCAAGAACACAATCCTTGCAAAGTGCAAAGACAGAATCCGAAATACAGAAATCGTGAATGGCTTACGGGTGGAGTCTCCCAGACACCCGTCCAAACACAGGTATTTATTGGTGATGGCAACTCTACTAACTGGACACTTAAATATGCGGTTGCGAGTGCTCCACTTATTTTACTCTCTACATCAGGAGCAGGCCAGAACCTCTCACAAATTGTTGGATTAAAAGGCACAAATGGAAGTGAGTACTACTGGACGCCTGGAGATGCCACTATCTCACAAGATAGCGGATTGCCAACGCTTGAGCCAACACAAAAGCTCACGGTTATCTACACTGGACAATTCCCAACTGTTATTAGCACACAAAACAATCCTCAGATAGCAGCTCAGGCACTATTAGACGGTACATCGGGTATCATTGAGGTTGTGGATGATGACAAGAATTTAACTGATGCTAATAGCGCCATATTGGAAGCCTCACAACTCCTTACAAGATATTCCGTTCCTGGTACGCAATGCCAATTTACGACGCTAGAAGATACTTATCGTCCTGGTCAACTCATCACCGTTGATCTACCAAATCACAATCTCAACAATGCTCAAATGCTTATAGAATCTGTGAGCATTATAGATAGCGTGGACAATCTCAACATCTGGTATCAAGTTACAGCAATTCAGGGGCCATACGATAACAATTGGGTGTCTTTTTTCTCTGATCTGCTCAGAGTGTCACATCCTGCAACAAATATCACGGTTGGCTCTGCCTCAACACCACCAACAGCACCAACACTACTCCTCAAGGATGCAGCAATCAGATTTAGGCTACAAACTTCAGGTGGAGGCGTAAATACGCAGGTACTTCAGGATGCAGCAATCAGATTTAGGCTACAGGCACAAAACACAACATCTGTTTCAGCACAATTCACAACTAGTATTCCACTTACAATTACAATGACACCAACAGTCTCGACAGGTGGCACATATCCAGTCTTTAGTGGTCCTAGTTCCGGTTGTCCTAGTGGCACAAATGGTATTACGAAATACGCAACAACATCAAATCAAGCAATACGTGTCATTGTGTTTAGCGATAATTACAATCAAGGTTTACAAAACACAACTGCAGGTGTTTATGGTGGCAATGTTCTTTTGTATTGGAGTGACCTTGAAACAAGCAAAGGTGTGTATGACTGGACACAATTAGAAACGGCTATCAAAAAATGGTCCGATCATGGCAAAAAGGCGATTGTTCGTATTTCAACTTGTGGGCAAAAAGGATGGACATCAAGCCCTCCATCTGGTTTCTATGCACCTAAAGCAGCACAAGGTACGCCTCAATATGTGTTTGATGCAGGCGTTTCAAAATATGTTGTCAAGAATTCAACTGTTCCTCAATACTGGAATTCGACATTCGTTTCTAATTTCCAAAAATTTGTTAAGGCATTTGCTGCACAATATGATGGTGACTCTCGAATTGAATTTATTCAAACGGCGGTTGGTATGGGCGGAGAGTGCAAGCCAGACACGACAGGTAAATCAGGAAGTGAACCACTTACAAGCAATCTTAAGAGTATTGGCTTCTCTAATGATATTTGGTTCCAATTCATACAAAATGTAGCCGATACCTATCATTCAGCGTTCACAAGAACTAAACTTTGTATGATACCGGGTGCATTCTTTGATAGCACGAATTTTTCAGGCAAGCATTCAACGGCTGATGTTGTTAATTATGTGAAGCCTTTAGGATTCGGTTTGCAAAACGATGGTATTGGTGGTGGTAGCGGTTCTGGTACGACTGTTGCTTACACCCCACCTGATTCAAATTGGGCAGGCGCAGCATTCATTTCGGCTGAACAGCGTGACCCAACAAGCCAAACAGGAGACAATTTTGAATGCGATATGGAAGCCATGATTTCCTACTGCCAAACAAGTAAGCCGATATATGCACTCTGCTTTGCTACAGATATTGCATCTAATCCAACAATCATACAGAAATACGGTTCAACGAATTGATGGTAGGTAGAAGGAAGGTAGAGTATGGCAACGGTAACCATGACAAAGACAACCGTAGGGTTAAACTTGCTCAGGGATTCTTTATGGGGGCAAAATGGTGCTACATCTAGAATTCTTTACTTTGCAGTAGGAACAGGAACCACGACACCATCAACAGGCGATACAAAGCTAGTTTCTGAGGTTTATCGTGCTATATTCCAAACTCTTACAAGTGGAGCAACTGGCGAAGGACACATGCAGGGGTTTATTGATTTAGCAAATGCTAATGGTTTGACATTGACAGAGGCAGGGCTATGGGGAGGCACATCTGCAACAAGCTCAGCTAATACAGGCATACTCATAGCAAGAGGGTTATTTAACCCTACGATACCTAAGAATAGCGGGAGCACAATCACCATAGATTTTGACCTGACCTTTAGCTAATAGATTAAAAAAGAGTACAATAAAAGGTAGGTATTGCTCTAATACCTACCTAGTAGTGGGGAGGATTGGTGGTTAGAGAAGACGTCCACCTTTGGTCCATTCATGGGGTAACTTATTGTGCTTTTCCTGATTACAGGCAGGACAAGCGAGCACAACATAATTTACATCGTTCTGAGGGTTTTCTTCAGTACGACTTAAGGGAATTGTATGTTCAAGATGATAGACATATCTACCCTTTAATTTCTCGAATTTTTTCTGACAATAATAGCATTTATGCCGTTGTGCCTTTAGTTTTGTTTGGACTTGTAGAGAAGTTAAAGTACCACCTATCGCTTTTTCTTGTGCTCTACGTTTATGTCTACTGGCACGTGCAACTGATTTACCTTTTTCAGTTACATGATATGCTCGTTGGTGTTCAAGTCTCTCTTGGCGATGTGCAAGATAATTCTGCTTACAACGTGCCTTTTCCTCCTCCAGATGATTTAGGCGGTACAGACGTTTATGTTCACGTTCCTGATCTAGATGGTCTTGGCGATACTGCCTACGGCGTGCATTGTCTTCATCTTTGTGTTTTTCATAATATTGTTTCTTACTTTCTGCTACACGATCAGGATAAGTTTCCCTGTAAAGTTTTTGCCATGCTTTTCTTTCTTCTTTTTTCTCCTGATAAATTCGTTTTTGATTTTCACGTCTACAATTTCTACAGTCAGATGCAAGACCTAATTTTCTTCTTTTATCCCCAGGGAAAAAGTCTAGAGTGGCAGGATAAGAATTTGGGCATTTGGAACATTGCTTTTGCGGGATGTCTTGGGGTATATTACTCATACAGCAGAACCTCCAATTCTGTTGTCACGCCGGAGGATGTTAGCGCATCGCTTCGGCAAAACGTTATTTACCCCATCATTATATCATGAATTAGCCTGTAGTACAAGTCTACAGGCTTTTTGTGTGTCTTAAAGGAGATATATAGTTATATGGGATATACTCAATATGGGCCATTCACAGACGCAAGTGCCCCAGGTTTGGACTCAAGCTTCTTAAATGGTGTCGAGTCAGCTCTTTTGTCTATCAACCCTGGTGCATATTCCACACCACTACCACCTATTATCACTCCTGGTACATCAGGTGGTCATGTGTATATCTGGCAATTCAACGGTCCTACAGTTGGACCATCTGCAAACTGTTACAAACTTATTCTCATGTACTTTCAAACATATGAGAATAGTACTGGAGTACGTCAAAACTTTCCATTTCCATCTCCACTCTCAAATGGTGGTATCGTTCAGGTTGGGAGTGTACATGTCCCAACGTCAGGCTTTGGTATATTCGCGGTAGATAGCACTCGCACAGGTCGTAACATCAACGTTTTTACCGGATTTAACACCGTCTCAAATACTGCAAGATGTCCTTGCTATGCTGTTGGTGAATTCACAACACAGACATCATCTATTGACGTGGATGGAAGTACTACAGGCCCGGCTAATGGGTGGATACGAATAGAAGGTGTTTAGTCCTCTTGTGTAATTATCATTGGTAGCTTGTTAGTGGGGTTGTGGAAGGGAGGAATAAGCCTCATATCATCTTCTTTTTCTTAAAAAATAGAAAGCTATTCTTTATGCCTGAGAAGGAGTTAATGTTACTCATTGAAACGCTTGTCAAGCAAATTCAAGCGGTATCAGATGGGCAGGAAAATCTTAGAAAATATGTAATTGAACAATTTGTCTCTATGCAAGGTGAGTTACACCATTATGTACTGAAGGAAGATATGAATGATATGGAGGATAAAGTAGTCAGAATCGAAAAGAAATTAGACGACATGCAACAGAAAATTATTGAAAATCAGGAGCAGAAGTTTAAGCAAACCATTCAAGTACAAGCAACGATCTTACTCTTGATCATTGGTGGTTTTATCACTTCTTATTTCATACCGCAATTATTACATCTTTTTGGACATTAGTTAGAAAGAATTATCATGTATGCCACAACGAATGCTTTTTAAGCGTCTCAAGTTTGCATATGGGTCGGCTGCAACCATAATCGGGGTTCTCATATTCCTGGCTCAATTCGTCATTCAGTCGGCATTATATCAGGAAATAGTTACACGCAATCTAGCCTCTACTATGTCACTACAAGAGTTGCATTCTCAGCATCTCTTGCGTAACTCTTTGATGACATTTGATCCTGGCAACAAAACAATTAACCCTCTCAAGATTAATCCATCTCAACAGATCGAGGGTGATCTTGTTTTTATGGAGAAAACAAATAAACGCTTGCTTGATATCTCCGTTACACCACTACCAATCGTGCAGCAGATTAACAAGATCCAGCCTGAATTTCTAGCTACAGATAATGCAAGTCATCAGTTACTTATTGACGTTCAAAAGCACAACAAGACTGATCAGTCGAAGCAAGTAACTCTGATCTTCATCCATGAGCAGAGCTATTTGAGTGGCGTTTATATGGCGTTTATTATGCTTACACAACAGGCTGATACATATGTTTCTATGATACAAACATTAGAGGTTGTTATCTGCCTTGTGTCTCTGGCTACAATCACGTTTGAAGCATTTGCTGTGGTGATTCCTGCGTTTCACGATTATCAACGTGCGCTTGACCAGATCAATCAGATTGCAATAGAAAAAAGACAGATACAACAATCAGAAAATGCATCAAGTTGATAAAGCAAGAGGGACCACTCAAGTATCTGGGTGGTCCCTTGTTGTTACTCCCTCTCAAAATCGTTCGTAATCGTTCGTATCAAACTCATCATCTATGTGTCGATCTGCCTTCTGACATTCAGGACATGGCTTGTCTTTAAAGTGCCTAATCTGAGGGTAGCGCCTCAGAACGGCTTATCATCGTAAGTCCCTGATTGGCAGATGATAAGCCGTTTGATTTTATGTTATACTTTTCTTGCGATAGTGGTAGCCCGCTAAAGGGTCCGAGAAGCAATCTGATCAACTGCCCACTCAAGTACATACCCTGGAAATCTGACAGAATCCATAACTTAGCGTGTACGCGGGGGAAACGAGATGTACACAAAATGGCACTGGTGTAGCTAGCCAGTGCTTTTTGTTGTTCAAAGCATCATATAAAGGAGCACATTGCATCACTACAATTCGATGTTCCTTGAGGTGTCCAATCTGCTATACTAGCCATGAGAATTTCCTTTCCACGAATGAATGAGCAACGTGGAGCAGCCTGAGCCAGTCTGTTAAAACCTGGCTTTTCTTTATGATGTGAAGAGGTAGAAGGGATGGATACCACATGAGCGTACCAATGCGTACACGTATTGAACAGATAGAGCATAATTTCGCATGGCACGAATTGAAAACGGGACAACCTGAGCGGATATTGCAGATACGACAAAAAGCCAAAGAGCTAGCATATTTAATTGTTTCGTTAACACCAAATTCTAGTGAGCAATCTATTGCTGTTTCGGAGGTGGATTCAGCAGTCTCATGGGCTGAGAAGGCAATTATGAGGAATGAATAGCTATTATGACAATATTGCAAAACTTTCCAATGCTTAGTCAACTAGATAATGATATTAACGCTCAACAGGATTGTGTTGCTACCTGTGTAGCTTCAGCTCTTAAGTATCTCACTCATAATGAGTTTACAGGTGGACAAGTAAAAGATGCTGTCTATGGAGCCAACTATGTAGGTCCAACTAATCCACTAAGCTATGTGAAATACTGCTCTGATTACGGCGTACAGATGACAGCCATCAATGGAAGTCCAAACTATCTTGTTGAAGTGATACACAATCATCTTGTAGTAGGGGAACCATGCATTGTAACGGTGCCTGACAGATATGCACCTGCTAGCCTTGGGTGGACACACGTGCTTGTAGCATTCGGGTGTAATGGTTCATCTATCGGTACAGGCTCTATAACGCTGCTTGATCCATATATAGCAAAGCCTGTTACCTATGGCAATGCAGAACTGGCGGGTTTATTGCGCTTCGATCAAATGTGGGTGTTGAGTGGAGGTGAAATGGTGTTATCAATCAATCAAGCTAGTCAATTCTTCGAGGAAGTACAACCTAATGAGGTATGGAAGTGTAAGCAAACAGGCTTTACCATATCTCACGGCAATTTAGCATATTATCGATCTTGCACAAAGGAAGGCTTGAATGGCATTAGTATGTTTGGCCTGCCTTTATCCAACGAAACAGCCATACCAGGATACACAGGTTGCACCATTCAGCGTTATGAGCGTTCTTGTGTAATTTATGATCCTGAACATAAAATTGATCGTGTTCCAGGCATTGACGGTCCTTGCTATCCAGCTCATATCGATAAAGGGGCGGGTCGTGATCCTGTCATCGCTCAACTCCTCTCGGAGAACTCACAACTGGTTAATGAGGTAGCACAACTCAAGCAGCAATTAGCGGAGGCTAAACTACCTCCTACCATCTCGACAGAAAAACAATGATAACAATTTAGGTTGTGTAACATGATTATCGAAATAATAAAAAGACCTGACACCATCAATCATAATGATCTATGCTTCTCGCAAATTAGACAGCGTATACTTTACAACAATGGCTCAATTTGGCTCTGTAGCTCATGTGGAAAGGTATTTGAGGATGATGCCTTTCTAGACACAGGGGTGTTACAAAAAGCCCACAGAAAGCCATCCTATCGCCTAAATTTGGACAATCTGAATTAATCTGTATACTTATTAGTGGAAATGAACATCCGCTTATACTTCTTCGGTTTAATTCACTAAAAAGCAGGTAGCAACACTCATCCTCTGCTACCTGCTTTTCGCCGTTAGATCACAATTTATTTATGTGATGTTCCATGATATGGACAATCTCACTATATTGATATATAATAAATATATCAACTGTAAAGTTTCGAGACTCCTACAGTTGATGAGTTCTACTCTGTTACCAAGTTTGAACGAACCCCTTACTTGATAGCAAGGTAAATAAGGCTGTCGGGTCTGGGGAGACATACGACAGCCTTATTTTATCTGGAAAATGTTAAATTTTGGATTAAGAAGAGATTAAAGTATCATCTTTTCTTTGGCTCTGTTCGCCAATGCCCTCATAACTCCCAACGTATTATTCACGTCTCCCAATGCGCGATGATAGCCGCTAGCCTCCACGCCTAAATCCTGACAGGCAGATGCTAATTGTTGCCATTTATAGCTTTCGTGGTACTCACTCCAATCTCCATAATACTCAGCATACGCCTCCATCATGCATTGCCATTTTGTAAGTGTCCATTTTTTACCTTTGGGTAACTCAATACCGGATTTATGAGCACTTGATATAATAGCGTCTAAATCGAATCTGACATTGTAGCAATAGATGGTGTATTGCTGAAATATCTCCTCTAGTTTAGGCCAAATCTCGCTAAACGTAGGGGCATTGGCAACCATCTCATCTGTGATACCATGCACTGCTGTAGCCGTTGCAGGAATAGGGCAATCTGGCTTAATGAGGCTATCAAATAGCACGTTGCCCAATTTATCAACAATGCTAATTTCAACAACCTGGAAGTGGTCATGACTAGGTAAGCCTGTCGTCTCTGTATCGAGAATGGCAATTTTCTCATCACTCTCTAGCAACTCTTTCATGTGCATCTCTAATATAGATCGTTGTCTTTCCCACTCGATATTCTCAATGCAGTCCTGACAATACAACTTTTTCTCTCCGTTGATATCAACAGATCGAAGGCGTGTGTACTTGCTTTGCCCATGCGATCTATCGTAGTAGTGGCACTTCTCACAACTATGATTAGCCTTCAGCGTTTCTTGTGCTTTCTGTAGTGCAGCTTCTTGCTTTTTCGTCATCTCTGGAATAGGAATAGCTTCATCAATCTTATAGAGATAAATGTAGGTGTTACCCTTTGCTTTGTAGTAGCAACCATCAGGCTTTTTCTTGTTTTTCGGCTTCAGTCTCTTTTCTCGGAGTTGGGTAACGGTTGTCATTGTCTCCCACGCCACGGTATCTTTTCATATCCATACATCTTGCAGCCTGGACACTCGCTAACTGGTTCCTTTTTCCAACTAACACCACAAACAGAGCATCTACAAGTTAAAACGGTATCTTGTGTTATTTCGATAAGGTGTTGCATATTGTGTATCTCCTCTCAAAAAGTTTAATTGTTAAGAGGATAAGTACCATATGATTTTTAGTTTGTCAAGAGGCAGAGGCAAAAGAAAACCACCTGTATTGCAAGGTGGTTGAGGTGTACTAATTATTAAATTGTTAGTTATGTGTACTTTGTTCACTCTCCATTCTCAACTGCTTCCTCACTAAAGCTCTTCCTTGTGTTGTCATACGTACCCATACAGCACCGTGATACTTGATCAGGATAAGCCCTCGATCTCGCAACGCTTCAAAAGTGCTCCCTGTTCCCTGATCAACTAGGCCCTCATCAATCAATCTTTTCTTGAAGGGTGTATACCCAATATATATATCAGCATATTCTATCCATCTCCATCTGTCGGCAGGAATAGAACGCATTTCTAGACGCATGAGGCTTTTAGCGTTGCGTTCTTGTATCTGGTCTGTCAGGTAGATGATACGCATGTATTGCTGTTGGCGATTGTTGAGAGAGTCCCAAGTAAGCTTGTTCATTTATTTTCTTGCTGTTCCCTCATGTACCGATAGAACGTAGACCGTGAAACACCTAACGTCTCGCATATGTCATCAATAGAATGCTGATTGTCTGCCCAGAGACTCTTTGCTAGATTTGCTTTACCATTCTTAATCTTGCGTGGTCTTCCGCCTAAGTGTCCTCTAGCACGTGCAGCCTTTAGTCCTGCGTTAGTACGCTCTCGGATAAGGTCACGCTCAAACTCTGCCAACGCACCCATCACATGAAAGATCAGCTTACCGCTTGGTGTGGTAGTATCAATGTTTTCTGTTAGGCTCTTAAACTCGATATGTTGGCTCTGTAGTGTGGTTAGTATTTCAATAAGATGTTTCAACGATCTACCAGCACGATCTAATTTCCAAACCACAAACACATCACCAGGACGTAGATAAGCCAGTGCTTCATTTAGTCCTTTCCGTTCTGTCTTTGCACCACTGATCTTATCAATAAAAATCTTCTCGCAGCCTGCGGTTTTCAATGCATCAACCTGCAGTGCTTCATGTTGCTCAGTCTTTGAGACACGAGCATATCCTATGTTTGCTATAACTTCCTCCATTTGTGTCACTATCTCGTTAAATGTACATTCAATTGAGACTTTGATTATAACATAAGTTTTGATACACGATAATAGAGGGTTTATGAGGTTTTCAAGAGAGTGCTAAAACTTATCAACATTTGACCGTTTTTGACACTGCTAGCTTGAGACAAAAAGAAGAGGCTGGATAATCACTATCCAGCCTCTTTTCTTAAGCCGTTCGTTCTTCTCTTTGGCGTTTCTCTTTGACCGCTTCGAGAATCCACTGTGTACGGTTCTCAGTTACGCCAGAGATGTAGTTAAGATCATCAACAGGTAACTCAACATGTATCTCTTGGCGCTCACCATGTTTCGGCTTTGGTCCTGGTTTAGTTTTTGTCTTTGCCAAATTGCACCTCTTCACCAGTTAACTCATTGAGGACATTTGAGGCTGCTCTCTGTCGGATGTACTCTTTTGTATATCCAGGCACGTACACAAACACACCATCCTCGTTTCTCATCCTCAGAGCGAACTTATCATTAACCTTGACCACAGCAACACCATTGATCTCTTCAACTATGTCATATACTGGTGTTTCTTCCTCGACAACCTGCCCAATCATCTCTGCTGTAGGCTCAACATACTTATACGCAGGTTGTTTTACTCCGTCAGCAGTGCCAGTGTAGCTTTTGCCGCTAAGGAATCCCTCCATGTCCAGTTCTTGAACAGCGCGTTTGACATATAGAGTTTTACCATCAATTAAGCGAGTCACCGTTACCGATTGGTTGTAGACATCCCATCCTTTATACTGTAAGCGAATCCACTTAAACCGCACCACCTGATAAAGTACACAACTTATTGAAATGATGTCACCTACCTTAGCCTTGTTAATATCGTATGCTGTGGTTGGGATTTTCTTCTGTCCTGTGGGAGCACAGGGAACTTTGCCCGAACCCCCACAACCAAAGCACTTCGTACCAAATCGCTCACAGTAACTATAGTGGCCTGTCCCTCCACAACGGCCACAGTCACGTGTTGCAATGATCGGTGTTTTTGTTACTGCCTCTGCCATCATCACACCTCCTAAGCTGCAATAGCTTTCCATTCACGTATACGTCTTTCCATCGTTACTAAATCCGACTTAGCTGCTTTAATCGTTCGCTCATATTCATATTTTTTATTGTCATATGCGTTCTCATACGTGTACATTCGTACATAATATCTATCTTTGTTAAACATCTCCGGCTTTTCGTATACAACCTCTTTCCCAGGTTTCCAGGCAGAAAGACGCTCAAGAAAGGTTATTGTTTGGGGCGAATTTGCAAGAAATTCGGACTGCTCCTTTTCCTGAGTAGCGATGAAGTTTCTTACCATTTCCGTAACTTCGCGGAGACGATCACAAGATACCTCATAAGGTTCATATCTTGCACCTTCACATGATGCCGTTTGCCATCCTTCATATGGGCGCTTATAACCATGATGGGCAATAAACCCGGTAGAGGCTTTGATCGCACGCCCGCAAACTTGACAAGTAGCTTTTTCCATTTCTGTATCTCTCCTTGTTTGTATTTCGTAATCTCTCATCTACAAACAATTATAATCCAGTGGATGTTAATTGTCAACACATAAACATCAATCTAGACATCAATTTCTCAGTTACACAATAATTCACAAAAATAAAGCACTGGCAGATCGATCATACCAGTGTTGTTGAGTGATTCTTATTGCTACGATGAAAAGTGGTTATTCCTCACTACAAAGAGCCACCTGTGTAGTTACTCAAAAGTGAAGTAACTACACAGGAAGTAGGGAACCATTCAGGCGACTCCGTTAGCAATCATATTAGCTCAGTGAATGAAGCGTTCTGCTGTTCTTTGACTGGAATCAGATCAGATTTCAAACCAAATGACTTTTTAACCGCAAGCAACTTATCTATCGCATCTGTTATTTGTTGCTCTTGTCCCTCTGTGTGTGCAGTGCGTTTCATGAGCCACCAGGCCGTAAGAAGCGCAGACTCTACATCGTCTAGTTGTTGCTGGATAATCGTCAGATCTATAGTTGTTTTTGTAACTATCTTAACACTACAATCGTCTTTTTGCTCGCTCATAATTCACTCCATTGATTCGCTATTTTCCTCTATCCACTTTTCAAGATCAATCGGACGTAACGTTAACTCCATATTTTCACAGACATCCGTTTCGCAGAGAAGCAACCCGTTTTCTAGCCTCCGTCCTGTCTGCGAGATCTCCAGATACATTTGAGGTTTTAGCCATGAACTATCAGGCAAGTCAAAGGTTTTACATGCTCTCATCAATGTACCAAGTACGGTGTATTCTCCTTTTACCTCAATTTGCGCTCGTCTGCCTGACCGTTCAATAGTCGCATTTTGAATGGTAATCCAAATTGGATGATACTGACCGTCTAATTGCATTACTTTAATTTCCTGATATTAATTAATATTTAGGCGTTCTTTGAGCAACCTTACAATACAATCTTTACGGGATTCACCCTTTTTCCTTTCAGCATCGAGAGCGTTTACAACGCTCTCAGGAATATTCAGGTGAGTATCAATAGTTGGCTCTTTTGCCTTACGTTGTTCTTCCGTCATAGGAGGACGCCCAACATTACGCTTCATCTGAGACACTACAATACCTCTTTCTGCTCAGTATTCCGCCATCGAGCATGTACCATATCAGCTAATTGCTTTCGCCAGTTTCGCTCTGTGCCGAGATTCAAACACTCTCGGCAGTAGATATATTGTCCAGCAAATGTTGTTTTGAGAGGGATGCAGTCCTCGCATATAGATCGCCTACATAGAGCACAACAGTGTCGCATCTCAACTTTCATCTGATTACAAAATGCACATTGCCATTCCATGATAAATCTCCTTTGGTAGAGGCTAGCCTTTGCTAGCCTCTAGTTCGGAACGCTGGAGGAGAAGTTTTTGACGGTCCTCCTCTGGGAAGTAAGGGTTATCGATAAGCCTTGTTAATGAAGCAATTTTTTCACGTGTTGAGAGGTCTGTAAAACTGTAAACCCCAGGAGCCAGAGGTGACTGTTCCTCTTTTTGGGGTTGTGCCTCTACATACTCAATAGAGGCTTGCCCGTAGAAAAGGCGATCTGCCTTACGTTGGATGAATTTTTCTGCATTGCTGCGGTTGGCACGTGTTACCATTGTGCCAAGTTCGGTAAAAGACTCCCAAGTAGAGCCGTTTTTGAAGAGGGGGACGAATCGCCCACCACGATTTTTATAAACACGAAATTTTGTTGTGGTGTAAAGTTTAAATGCTGTCATTGTTTTGTTCTCCATTTCTTTGTTTGTGTTCTCTCATCTACAAGTATTATAATGGATATCCAAATTAATGTCAACAGATAAACATCAATCTAGACACCAATTTCTCAGCAACACAATAATTCGCAAAAAGAAAGCACTGGCAATCGATCATACCAGTGCTGTTAAGTGATTCTTGTTGCTACGATGGAAAACGGTTATCTGAACAAGGTGTTCTTTGTGATTTGCTCTGCCACCAAATCATGGCTAGGAACCTCGTAATATTCAGAAGCTTTCTGCAGAGCCTCCATCATCGTATCGGCTTGCATATCTCCCAGATACTTACGTAGTTCATCAGTGTCAGCGTTTTCGTAGTAAATCTTGAATGTGTGCATTGATTTCCCCTTTCACTGTGTTATACATCGCTCATATGAGTTTTTCACATCGCTACGATTGGCAAGAGACGGCTTGTCTTTACTCTGCTGTGTCATTCACCCACTAGAACTTACGAACCTCTCAGCCTCATTCTACGCGCAAATCGTTAATTTACGCTCTCATTTCCTGTTCTACAAGAGACGCAGGTACAAAGAACAGCTTAAAAGCTCCAGGCACTTTCACAAATGGTAGTGGTTCTATGTTAGCCAATTGCAAACCGTATTGCCCCCATACCTTCCAATCGTCCTCTATACCCCCATGCCAATCCAGTACACCAGTCAGATCACACTGTCCTACAATGCCCCCAGATGGATATTCCACCTTGAATTTCGGCATAATGTCATAGAGACGACGCGCTAGATCAGGACCAATGAGCCGTTCAAAGAGGTATCGTGAGTACTCTGATAACCTCTTGCCTTCAAAGAAATCAGTGTCATAGTTGCCGGATCTGAGTAATAGCTTTCCTTTGTACTCAGTTGTCCAGCTTCTATTCTCGACTAGCTTACGTGGTATATCGTTAGCTTCAAGCAGATTACCATTCATGATAACCCATGCCCACGGCTGCATAATGCTGATACACGGCATCATACCTGCAGGAATATAGAAGCCAGGTTGTATCACCTCAACATCTGGCATGTACTTGAGTAGTTCATCAATCACTACTTTTCGATGACATGTCTCGTACAAAGGGCATGTACACAAGAGAATGAGCGTATAACCTCGTTTCAATCCATTTATCAGACGAGCTAAACCTACCTTCAGATCGTCTATCTCGATAGGTGTACCATGCGCAAAGTAGTTACGGTTGCCCAATGCCCTGATGTGAATATATTGCTTGTCGTATCGTCCTCGTAGGCTGTCGCCACTCCATTCGGGCTTCTTCTTGGAGACATTGCTATATCTGATGTCAACAAGCATTGTGCTCTCATCTTGTAGCAGGCTATCTAGATGCTCCATTGCACCCGGTACAGAGTAACCAAATGGTATCACCTTCATCTCTCTTCCCTTTCCTGTGTAACTTTTAGCAACCTAGCACTCATGCTGTCACCTTCCCTTTCTTTCTATTTTGCAACTCACGCTTTACCCTATCCGCCCACTCATCCATAGAAACTTTTTGAGCCTCATCATACATCGCCCCAAACACCCAATCACGGGCCTTCAATGATGAATGTATTCGGGATAGTCGTACTACATCTAAGCTTGCCAACTTCTCAGTGATACTCATGTTCTCTTCTCCCTCGGAGCGGGGTAGTACCGAAGCACTACCCCGCAAACTACAACTACGATGCTTTACTTAATGGCTCTGCCTCATCAATTGCACCATCTAACTGTATGCGTTGATCAGGTGAGAGTAACGTGTTTTTATCAACAGACACTTTCAACTCTTTAGAAGCAAAAGCGAAGAATCCTTGTTGATCCAACCAAACGCCTTTTTGTTTGCCCTTATTGTAAATCTCTATGGCCTTTGGAGATGCATCCACCTGTATCCTTCCATCTCCGTATAAGCCGTTGCCAAACTGATCGCCAAACGTACGCAGAGCACGCTTTAGGGCATCGGTAACTGCTCCTTTCTCTGCCATCTCATGGGCATCTACGATGACAGCACGAGCATTCATCTTTTCCTGTTGAGTAAATTCAGAATCGTTAACAGGTTTGTTGTTGTATTTGGCATCGCTCAAGCGACGTTTCATGATCTGGTCTTCAACGTTCCACGAAGCTACAGGCTGAGAACCAACTTCAACGATAGGAGCAACACAGCCACGTACAATTAATTCAACTTGTGCTTTGTAGCTGATGCCGACAGCCTCACCAGTTATCGCATCACGCAGTACACATTGCTCGCAGGAGAGTGGACGATATGACCAATTTCCGTATCCGAATATTCTATTGGCCTGGTCTATGGCGTCGTGACCCTCAATATATTTAAGATTGGTATTGCCCCCACCCTTGCGCGTGCTCACAAAACGAGGGTCTAGAGGTGCATCTAATAGTTTGATTGTCTTTTCATCGAATACTTGCTCTGTCATTGTCTTATTCCCTTTCAACTAATCAGCACAATTCAAATTACGCTCTACTGCCATCTTCTCCAGGTTGCTTAGCATCTCAGAATAGCGTGTGTGATACATCTGCTCATACGCACTTGTATACATCGCTTCTAGTACCTTCATGTCGTCAGTCAGGTTGTCCACTTCCTGACTCTCACAGAAGGCTCTAAACGCAGTTACAGCGTGATTGTGAACTTGTTCATCTGTCAGAACTATATCGCTAAACAAATCACAGATTGCATTGCATCGGGCCATAGCTTTAGCAATACCACAGACAAGCGGGCGCGTGTGCCTAGCTTTAACCGGATATAAAGTCACTTCCATCTTGCCACCTCCTCTACTTTTGCAGTAGCCACGTCCTAAGTGCATCAGCTCCGAGACATGTAGCACAAATCGCTATAATGCTAACCAGTCCTTCTACAATGGCTATGTACCAAATGACATGAACCAGGATAAACATCAACGTGACACAGGCACCAAACACGACAAGAGAGCCAACAAACAGGGAAATCTTATTCATCATCCACCTCCCATGTGGGACAGCCGAAACCATCCCACTACACTATTACTAAGCCATTACAATTTCATATGCAGCGACAAGTCTATGATGCATTTCTCCTGTATAAGTACTTTGTAGTTGATAATAGGCTACGCTATAGAGCACGCCATCTTCATACTCTGGACGAAATTCTTTTCCAATGATCGTATAAACAGGCTTATCTGGCTCGTGGGCATAAGTTGGACGTACGCGTGCTCCTATCGGCTCAGGATCAAGAACAATAGCCTTTTGCTGTTCCATTGCTGTAGCTTTAGCTTCGATGCTCTGTAACAACCTATCAATCTTTTTCATCTCTCTACCTCTCAGTTCTTCGAGAAGGGAGGATGTAGAAACCTCCCCATCTCCTATTCTCAACACATCATTCACTATGCTGCAATCGCTTCTTGAGGTTGTAGCATTTGCTTGATAACCTCATTGCTTAGATGAAACTGTTTAGTGTAGGCTTGTTTTGCCTTCTCATCTCGTTTTTGTACGGATTTCCAGTACTCACGAGTACCATGTGCTTCATTAATGGGCAGTCTCATCACTTCCCTATATGCCTCATTGCACTTTACTAACTCACAAGCAATCGCATCCCGTACGGCTCCCTTCTCAGCATCAGAGAGGCTAGACTGCTGTAGCATTTGCTCAACACGTGTATTTGCTCTGTAGTCCTGCTCTGCTGTTGTGGCTACTTCCATGTGGCTACACGGTACTGCAGGATGATACACACGATGTAAGCAGGTAGCACCAACCTGATCGATGCAATTGGACGCTCTACCATTCACCATCTGTACCGTGTGGTAGTGCTTCTTGCAGCTACCAAGAACGCTGTACTCTACTCTGTTGTTCTGACTAGCGATAACGTTTCTGACTGTCTGTGGCTTCTCTTCGCTGTCCTCTTTGGCGAAGATAGCAGCAATTTTCTGATAATAGTAATTGGTTGCCTGCATTGCATCACAACAACCCGGCTGAAACTCATGATTGTTGCAGATAATAGCGCGTGGTGGTTTCTGTGTCTCATCTATGACAACCATTGAGCCATCAGCGTAAAACGCACAGGCGTAACCGTTCTCGTTAAGATCAATGATCATATCCTTGAGAAGCCCCTCGTATTTCTCGACTTGTTCCTTAGTGATACACATGGTAGAATCTCCTTACTAATTGCGCTTGCTCTCCGACTTGTTGACACTGCGGAAGAGGCGCTTTTTTGTTGTCTCGTAAGTTTTCTTACACTTCTTATTATAATCATGTGTCGCTACTTTGTCAATACTTTATACGCCAAACAATGGCAAGTTTACATCACATTGAAATATTTGCTATTACGTGTTACTATAGTATTGACATCGCAACTTAAAATACGCAAAAAGGAGGAAAAATGCCTAGATTATACACAAAGAAACAAATCAATGAGGCACTAAAAGAGTTGCACATTAGACCGTTGGAAAACAGGGTAACTAGTAAAGAGGCTGCTAGTATACTCACGTGGAGAGCAAAACAGGAACACCAAGTAGACTACGAATACACTGATTCTACAGTTCGTAGACATGTTACACTTGGCAACCTAAGAGATATCAAACGTATAAGCACACGGCAAAGTCTTTATAGTATAGACGAATTGTTAGATATACCACTAAAGCCACGACGTAAAAGATTAAATGGTGTCTAATTTAAAGTATTGACAAAGTAGCGACACTATGTTACTATCTTCTATAGAAATTTGTAACATGTGAGGTCACTATATGGCGTGGGGCAATTGCTATATCTACAAAATTGTCAACGTAGTAAACACAAAAATATATGTTGGTAAGGCTGCAGATATAAGAATTCGTTGGCAACAACACCAAAGAGAAGCTAGAGCTAACAAAAAACGTCATCTTCCCTTATATCGGGATATGCATGACTACGGCATCGACAAGTTCTCTATTGAACAAATCGATGTGTGCGTTTATGACCATACCCATCTTGTTAAAGAGCTGTACTGGATAGAGTATTACGATTGTGCTTACCCTAATGGATACAACATAGAAGTTACAGGTAGGCGAAAAGCGTACAAACAATATCCCGAATATAGATGTCAAGATGAACAATGGAACACTTTGTAGAAGGGGAAAACAACCATGAGCATACACGATATGGACAATCAATCATTCTGGACACCTGGAAGTATTGTCAAACTACAATCGCCATACAAGCCTAGTGAGCCACCTAACGCGCTACTCAAGGCTATAGCGGGTGCGGGTTCAACGTATCATCAGATGATTGCATATGACAAGTGGCATGGCTTTACACATGGCATCATTGCTCAAGTCTATGCTCACGATCATCAAGGTAAAGTAAGCCATTTCTCACTACACTTGTACGATCCTGATCTACACATGATTTACATTGATAATGCAATAGGTATCCCTACGTACGTAGACTACCATGTAAGCGAGTTGACGCCGTATAAAAATGGTTCTCTCGTGGGCTATGAGGTAATACGGTAAGACAATCGAGGATGAGGGCCAATCTCATCCTCACAAGTCGAAAGGGAATAACAATGCAGCAAACGTTACCAGAACGCTTAACACTAGTTGAGGATGGTGAATGGGCGATGCCCTATACAGGCATGACTACAATGAATGTCAATCATGATGATATGGAATGGACAAGTTACGGATGGAAGGCAGTTACCTACGATGGACATATCCACTTCAGACACAAAGAGAAGTCTATTGTTGAGCAATGGCTAGTAGATCACAATTTCTATGATACAGGCGATGGAGCACATTACCAGCAACATGCATTTCCACTTGATGAAGTACCAGACACGCTATTGTTTAACTTCAAACAATTTGATTAACCCCTATAGCCACTCTTAACCGGGTGGCTTCTTCTTGTCCATCCCCATTCAAGAATATGATTTTCCTCTTCGTGTAAGATGATATTAACACATCAACAGTTTTGAATCATTCGGGGAGGTTGGAAGATGGATACCATACTTTGGCTTATCATCCTGCTATCACTCATTTCATTACCGTTACTCGTTGCCTCATTGCGACAT